AGATACATAAAATAATTGAGAATCAAGAAGATACGAGGTTAATTAACTATAAAAAGCAAAGAAAAATGCTCAATTCAGTTGTTTGCTTCCCTAATTAAGTTTTCGGACGGCCTCCCCCATAAGCGTTATTACACACTTGCGAGTGATTGTTTCTTCTCCAAACATATTATCTAAATTTAAAATGAACCTATATAGTAATATCTAAAAAATATTCATAAAACCAGCTCTACTTTCACAAGCAAAGACTTGTATGAGATATTTTATAACTGAATTATTTTAAATTCTTTCTATTAACGTAAGACAATACTGCGTTGTTTATGGTTTTTGAAGCATCGTGACAAGTTTGAGCACACTGTTCTGTTCCCCATAATTTGTTTTGATTAAATATCGTCTTTTGCCAAATCTTCCGCCAATGATAATGCAAGGAGTTGTCTTCTAGATAAATTATCACGAATGCTATCTTTCTTCGTGATGCCAAGTCCGTCTCTTATAGCAGGTGCATTCATTCCGAATAGACCAGTATAGGATGCGTTGGTGCATACTCGATAGCCGTTACCCACAACGCCATGTGAACTCAACGTAGATGTCAGTTCCTTTCTAATACCGACTCCTTTCATTCGCTCATCTATCCAGGCATCGTCCTTTCCCTTTTTCTTATAGGCGTTGCGATACTTGTCAAGATACAGGTCTGGGTTCTGCTGTGCGGCAACCTCCTGTAGGAAGACTTCGTTCACGATAACTGGAGGTCTTTATCAAGATAGCGAGCATACTCCAACAATATACGATTGCTAGCATACGTGCCACCGTTTCGTCCACGCTTTGATTTTAAAATATGGGATTTTCCCACATTTTGTGCCTTACACTCTGAGTCTAAATAACTTATAGTGTCTGGTAATCTTAACCATTGGCTAGGGTCTTGATTCTTTGGAGACCCTACCAGTTTCCATAAGTCGTTTAGTGACTTCAACTCGCCATCAACTCCTACTAAGTTCTTCAAAGTTGAGGCTGAAAACTTTGAAATTTCAGCCATAATCTCTATCTCTATTAATTAATATATACAACACCTCTATACCCATAAGAATAAATGGGTTAGCCAAGCGAGCCGAACCTTATTTTTTATCAACTACAATATATATAATATACCATAGTAGTTCGTACTCCTTGTAAAGCCAGCATAAGTCTTCTGATACCCACAGAGCTTTGCTCGTTATGGTCGGCTTTCTCATTTCTGATATGGGCACCCGTCGTGAGGTGACACGTTGCGGGATTTACACAACCATAATGTAACTTACCTGACAGAGCAATTTTATATATCGGTCGATAACACCGAAGAGGATTGCACGGATTGAACCTCGTATGTCTTTGCTTGAAACTTTGAGATAGGGAAAAGAAAAACCCTATCCGCCGTTTTGGTCACGCTCCAAACTTTGGATAGGGTATATCGTTGTAGTTGAACTAATCAACTTCTAGATAATACTTATTTATTTGCTAGCGCGTGACTTCTAACAAGCACTGCAAAAGTACATAAATTCCTGCGAACCACCAAATTAGCTGATTTCTCATTAACTCGCTTTATTGTGGATAAATATGGAAAACCTATATTTAATAGGCTTTACGGGGATTTATGACTTTAACCTTTCTAAGTTTAATTAACACGAAAAATGCCCTGCACCACTAAAAGTAGTGATGCAGGGCGATATGATAGGTATAAGAGAAATGCGATAGGAAAGCCCCACCATTGAGCACCAACGGCAGGGCTGAAATAGAAATATGAATTCCAATAATTGCTTTGCAAAGATAAGCAAAATATCTGAGAACTCAAAGAGATAGTGAAAATTTCTTCTGTAAGCGGATAAAATAGTTTTAGTGCAGTGTATTAAAATCTATATTCAATATTTCCGTTATTGCGAATCGTCTTACCATCATACCAAAAGATATATAAGCATCCAAAATCATCTTCTGTCAAATGAGAATAAAGAAATTTAGTTGTATTATGATACATTCTTTGAATGCAATACATTCCATGTTCTTTTGATATTCCATTTGTACGATGATAATTGTAGTATATTGCGGAATTACTGCTTGTGATATTGATTCTCCATTGAGACCAAGTATTCCAAGATGTACCGCCAGACCATCCGTCTTGCGTCCAAACATCACCTGCAAATGATGCAGTCGTTTCGTTTGTTCGTTTCATGTGCAGAGTTTTAGAACAGTATGCAGTAGAATTTACTCCATCACGCAATGAACATTTTAAAGTAATACCATCTTTTGTTTCTGTGATAGCAAACTCATCCGTCATTCCTGTGTATTCATTTGGAACATATATAGTGTTTTCTTTAAGATAACCGATTCCGTTCCCCATATAATGAGTTCCACAATAATACTTAATCATACCATTAGACGATATAGCAATAAAAATTGTGTCGTTACTATCATCTTCCCATACTCCATCGTAGTCTGCCAATGTCTTTTGTATATCTTCGGGGATATTGTCTTCTCGGCTATCACTACTGCAAGCCACCATAGAGAAAGCTGCAATCATAATTGCCATAAACATTAAAATCTTTTTCATAACTTGAAAATGTATTTAATTATCAGTAATATTATAATTACCACCAAGGAGAATAGCAAATGCTCTTTGGTGGTCTTTGGATGCCGATACATATTATTCAGGCAGATAGTTGTAATTCTCTTCGAGATAAGCTTCAAGCTCATCTATCTGCTCTTGTGTTGGCTCGCCCAAGTTATCCTCAGTCTCCGAATCGTCAAAGTACTCATACCAACCTTCTCCATTCTCTGCGTTGTGAATAATATAGTCTGCAATACTGCTGTACCAACCATTCATAATGGCATCTTCGTTGTCGTGAACGATACTACCAATGTAATTGTCGATATTCTTCTTCATATTTTTGCCTTATCCGTGATGGCGAGGGCTGAATGTCTAATATAAGATTTATAAAGTTTCAAATTGTTTGTTTACGTGTACTTTCTGAAACTCTGGCTTAGGCTGATGGTCTTTGTATTTTTTTAATAGAATTTCCAAGTATGGCTCACCTTGATGTGCAAGCTGCTGGACATCGTAAGCTTCTACTGTTCTATGCCATTCGGTTCCGTCCTCGAAGTAAACGTTTACCTTGCTATTGCTACCGTTGTTGTGATAGTTAAATAATCTCACTTTCTTCATTGCTAATGACTTCACCGTGCTGTCGAGGGCTGAATAATTAATCTGTTACTGCAATAAACTCAAATTCATCTTCAATCACATCATTCTTCCAATAAATAGCATTAACCTCATTTAAGGTCTTGTTCCAATCCTCAATAGAGAAAACAAACTCTAAGATTTCGTTATTGTTCTCCATTTCATCATTGATGTATGAAATAGACCATTCATTGCTACCTACTTCATTGATGCAAAACGCTTTCTCGCTTGCCTTGCTCAACTGTTCAAGGTCACTTGAAATAGTGAACGTCAAGCTTTTCTTTCTGCCGATTATTGGAGAATTATCTTTGCGTTTAATTTTGATTTTCTTCATAATTGATGGCTTAACCGTGATGCGTAGGGCTAAATTTGTTAATAAGTAACTCCGTAACCTTCGTTGTTGTCATACTTAGCGAGCAAGCAACCACCACCATTATAGTAGTAAGTGATTCCGTCTTTCTCTTCGGTGTAATCACCATGTTCCTTACGCTCGTTCATATAGTTATTGAACTCGCTGAAAGAAACGTTTGCCTGACCTCTATCATTAAAATCTAATGCTGTCATAATGAAAATGTTTTGTTTGATATATTTATATTATTTCAAAAGATAACGCAATATGCGTCATTATATTGTGTGTATGGCAGAAATTTTAATCTTTATTTCTGCCCATAGCGCAATCGAACAATGTGCCGATTAGCCAAATTGCTATTAAGAATGCCATAACTTTTTCCGTTTTATGAGTAAATACCAATCTTATGAAACTCCAGCGTTGTGTGGCTATAAGGGTAACTACAATCCTCGAACATAACCCAATAACCCTGCTTGTCTAAAAATATCTGACCTATCGAGCTTATAAAGTCTTTTTGCTCGCCTGCCAATCTATTGTATATTACCTTAGTCAAGTTTTTATAAGGTTGATGTTGTTCGTCTATGATACGGAAAGAATATATATTCTTATCTCTTCCAGTAATCGTCAGTGTGGTTATTAAACCTTCAATCGTTCCGACTCTCTTGTACGTATCACCCTTGCACACCAAAGACTCGCCATTATCAAACAATCGTCTTGCAAGAAATGTTGTTGTATTGTTACAAATAATCTCCGACATAATTATTCCTCCTCCGTATTATTATTGTTATTATTCAGTTCCTTGTAATACTGCTGAATCTCCTCATCAGTCATACCCTTTTCTCGCATTACACGATAGTTGGCAGAACCACGTCTGAAATAAACCTGACTGCCATAGACTGAGCGTAGATTGTAATACGCACTTCTTACTAGTTCTTTGGTTAATACCTTGCCAGTGGACGAATAAACACCCATCTGCTGCAACATCATAGCTGCATCCGCAAAGTTAGGTGTAGTCAATTCTGTGAAGTCATTGGTACACTTCTTAACCACATTCCATATAGCTTTGTTGCAAGGTTTCTCAGCAGCCTCTTTCTTGCGCTTTTCCGATGCTGCCTTCTGTGCATTTGATAAGTCACATTTTCTAGGTCTGCCCAACTTCTTAACGACCTTACCAGACTTTGAGATAAATTCTCCGTCTTGTGCCAACTTCTGTTTGCGTACTTCCAATGCGCTCTGTGTTCGCTCCTGTATGAGTTCACGCTCCATCTGTGCCGAGAATGAGAAAGCGAATAACAGCATTTCATCAATAGCTTTCAGATGGCTGCAATCAAGGTCAATACCCATCTGAACGATAACCAATCGCACGCCACGTGGTTTCAGCTCGTCATTAACAAACTTGTTGATGTCGCTCATGGAACGACCGATACGGCTGACCTCTGACACAATAAGTATATCACCCTTATCAAGCATCGGCAACACTACCTTACCAAGGTTTCTATCCTTATAAGATACCTTACCCGATACTCCTTCCTCCTTCACTTCGTGAGTAGCTTTCAGATTGTGACAATTCAACCATTCGTTGATTGTTCTTTCCTGCTGCTCCAATGTCTGCTTCTCAGTAGAGACACGACTGTATATTATTACTTTCTGCTTTGGCTCATCGCCATCATCATCGGTCATGTTTGCCTTTGCGTTGCAATTCTTATCTGAACGGCAAAGGTAGTGACCTTCTGCCATCATGCAATAAGGGCAATCCTTACAGCCGATGTTCACGATGTCGTATTTTACAGATGTGCCACCTGCATTCATGATTTCTGTTGTCTTCATTTCTCCTATCTCCTATCCTATCTCTTATTACTTAAAACGTTACTTTCTGCTATTTATTATCCACGATAATTGAATGATACATGAAAATCGCTACTTTTACGCTCTCGGTCATTCTCAATCACTCCAAACATATAAGTATCAATTATGTAATCTACATCATTGTTCTTGTCATGTTCAATTCTCTTCACCCATTCCTCAACAACATCAGGACACCAAGCATCGCCAAGGAATCTAACCAACAATTTGTTATCGGTTTCCTGTTGTACCAATACTGGCTTGTTTCCTACAAATCCAACCATTTCTGTATTGTCTTTGTTCCAAGAATATTGTCCGTCATTGAACAAATCTCTTACCAACTCATCAAGACAAAGGTCTTTGTCGTTGATAGGGCAATGAGCCGCTTTGTCAATGCCACCGTCTGCCCACTGCTCCAATGCGACATGAATATCGTAAGGAACACGGATAATATCGCTTGTATTTTCTCCCCACCATTCCTTCTGATAAACAAAGAAACGACCATTATCATCTATTTGGCATAACTTTGCACGGATAGACTTAAATATCTCCTCAGTCTTCTTATAATAGAAACGTCTGGTAGATGGATTTTTATAGTTAGTCAGATATACAAAACATCTAGTTTCTTGCTTTGAGATACCGCCAAGAATGTTTCTGAAACTGCAACTATCATCACCAAATCCACCTTTGGTGATGGTTCTCTTCAATACTCGCTCCTCTTCTTTTGTAAGCTGAGATAAGCAATCTTCAATCTCTGTAGTCCACATGATAATTACTTTAATTCTTGTTCTACAATATCGAAATTATCCCACGTCTCACCTTCGTTGTCTGAGATATGATAGAATGAGCCTGATACGCTGATTTGGAAATCATCACAATCCAATGAATGCTTATAGCTTTCCAATGTGTTCAGACCTTTGCCTTCCATCGCTTTTCTAGCCTTGTATCTTGTTGAGAATACTTCTGCCTCAACCTCAACTGCCTCACCCAATCCATGTTGGTATGAAGTGATAACTACATATACTTTCATAGCTAGCCCTCCACTTTAATAATTCCACGTCTTACCAATGCTTTCACGAAGTCTTCTAGACTTAACTCAGACTCATCACCACCACACATAGAATAGTTCCAATTGATTTTGAGCGGCATATCTATATGGTATCTAGTGATGCTTTTGCGCTTATTGATACTTCTATCATACTCCCTATTCAATGCAACCTCAATTGTTCCGTGACCATTTGTATAGATGAAAAATGCGCCACGTGAACGTTTTTCTTCAAGTCGGCATTTATAGTTTTCCAAGAAACGTAATTTATCCATCGTTTCCATTTGCCAATTGTCGGCTTTATCATTTTCGCATTGTTGAGCATCTTTAATCAACTCATCATCAATAGCATTCTTCTTTGATTCTGCTATCATTAACATTTCCAATTCGTTCATATCTTTACCCTTTCTGTTATTAAATTACACCGATAATATTAATCGGTTCTTCAACACTCGCTACCAATGCAGCATTATTATTCTCTGTAATAAGGCTATCAACATCTAAGTAAATAACCTCTGGTAATGAAGTCTGTTTCATGTCGATTAATATCTTAAAATCTTTTTAATAACTGCTGCTGCGAGAATATCGTTAGCGGTTATAGGTCTCGGCTCTGTAGTGCTTTCTACCCATGCTGCACCACCAAAACACCAATGGCTCTACTCCATTCCTCGCAAAACTTCTCAGCCTCCCAACGTGTAGGAAACTCCTTTTCTCTCATTTCTGAATGTGGTCTTCTGCCATATTCATAATGCGCTATGTGATGTACTTTCATTTTCGTTCCTTTCTTTTAATTGTTATGAATTATAAAAATTAATAGGCTTATAATCTCTATCTCTGCAATCGTTTCCCTCCTCATGATAAGGGCATTTATTATCTTTCTTATAGTAACTGCCAAGGCGGTCATTCATGCCCATACTAGATACTACAAGTCGATTGCATTTGCCATTTCTGAATGCAAATCTGCAAGATAAACAAATATTCTTTTCCATTTCTGTTTCTTTATTAATTGATTTACTTTTGTTATTTCACTCATTTCTTTGCTCCGTGGAGGTGGCAAAGGTAGTGTGTGTACTACTTTGCCAACACCACATAAGCAATCGCCTACAGCCGCATTTAACGGCTTGTTTGCTGCAATATCCAACCGCATATTGTTCGGTGGAATATCCAAGCATACCGGAACACCGATATAGATAGCCACAACCTTTGCGGTTGATGCCGTTTCTTTGCACTCTGAGACGTTTTCATTTGCCAATGGTGTAATTGTCCGCTCGGTGCATTTCTCGCTTGTTTGATGCTCATTTGGTACGCTATTCAAATATGTATGAATCATATCCATTATGGTATTCTCATCTGTATATTCAACAACCATACAATGAGAAATCATTTCCTCAAACTCGCTTTTCTCTGCTCCACCGTGCCAAAGAAAACTCCCATCGGCTCTAATCTCTGTATATAAGTAATGAGGGTATTTTATTGTATTGTACCCAGAAACTTTATATGCCAACTTATTTTTGAAGTCGATAAATACCTTTCCTTTCCAATCAATCGGCTCGCTCGGTGTATCATCAGGTACGGCTGCAATCTCTTCTTTTGATACCAATGATTTCTTTTGCTGCTCCTTAAATAACTTTTCCAATTTAACGCCATCCTTTAAGAAGAAAGCGCATCCACGATAGGAATTACTTTTTGTTCGCTTATCATTTGGCATAAACTCTTTGCAGAATCCCGATAGCGTAAACAATTCACCACAAAATGATACCTTATTGTTTTCTGCTGCAATAACCTTTGTGCCATCAATAAACGTAAGTGTATCGCCTACATTTACACCGATAGCCGCAAAGCTAAACTTATTACTATGCTTATCCAATGATACTACCTTTGCAGGTTTATTCGTTTGTTCTGTTTTTTCCTCTGTAGCGCACTCTTTTTTCTCAGTTGTAACATTATCCACCTTTGTAGGGATAACGTCTTCTGTAGGCTTATTTGTGCGCTCATTTGCACGCTCTTCCAATACGTCTATATCAAATGGAACGTATCTAGTATCTATAGAATAACCTCTATCCTCATATACGGCTGGCATAAGCAAATAGATGTTACCAAGACTATTTGTTGCAACTGCTGCATGAGAAGAAGACTTACCAAGATATAAAGTATCAACACTATCGAAAGCAATAATAGACTTAATCATAAATGATACATCATCAATGGTATGCTGCAATTTGTTTTCGATAGCCAATTCACGCTTGCAATCATCATAAGATAAGGTAATCTTACTTTCTCCAGATAAGCCGTGCAAACTAATAGTATTTGCACCATCTTTCTTTGCAACCTTACAGAATTTCTTTATATCATTCCAAGCGTTTTTATCAAAGTGCAAAGCGAGTTCATTTGATACCTTTGGGAAAACACTTTTCCAATTTGGGTATCTGCCAATGTAGCCGATATTAGAAGTAATACCATCGAACTCTAATTTATTGCATTCCTTACCATTCACACTTTCCTTTGTGGCTGTAACACTATAGACTTCTCCTTTCTTCATTTTCTTGCACATCAAAGCAAATTTCTTTGGGTTGATATAGAAGTTGGATAAATCTCCCGAATGTTCCAATACCTTTGTAGGAAAAGAAAGTAATTTGTGCCCATCACTTGCAACCAAACAATTATTAGCTGCATCCAATATGATATAGTTCATAACAGGGCGCAACTCATCATCGGCAACAAATTTACAAAGCTCGCTCATTCCTTTGCTTACTTCAAAGGTAACTTTGCCCAATAGCTCGCCAGACTCTTCAAATACAAATTGTCTTGCATTTCTGCCAACACTCGCTAGCTTTTCAAAGACTGAAACAAAATAAAAGATATTCTTCAAAGGAAAACTGCAAGTATATGTACCAACACTAAGAGTAATCTTTTCGTCTTCATTTTGCTCATTACTGAAACAAAATTCTTTATTTACCTTATTAGCAATCTCGCTTGCAGTATATGAGCCGTAATCGGCTACCTTTGCCATTTTCTCCCATACTGCAAAAGCTATCTCATACAACTTGTTTAAGATAGCCAAATTCATTTCTTTGTCACTCATATCTCTATAGATTAATTGATGTATCTAAATTCATTTTTACCCAAACAAAACAAAGTATATCCACCTTTGAAAAACTGGATTAATCCACCATATTCCAATGCGTAATCATCCACCCAATACGTATCACCCCATTTATCAATACGCATATATGAATTAATGCAAACACTACTTTTTAACTGAATCTTTCTCATTTTCTAGTTTTCTTTTATGTAACAATCTTTTAAGTCACAGCATTCTAATAAGGTTGTAAAATCATTCTGCACGCAAACTACATATAAGTTATTGTTGTATATGCTTTTTACAACTTTATATAGGTTATTGTACCAATGCACTATTTTATTGTTAGATAGCGCATTTCTTATTTCTTTTTCACTCATATATCCAATTGTTTAAAAGTTACACATTTAACGGCTCTAAGATTGATATACAATCATTCCCGATTTGATGATGTTGCTTGTACCATACCAATGTATCAATAGCTCGCTTATCATCTACGATATTCTTTCCAGAGTGAAGGGCATTATCTGTAATACTCTCGCCAACTTCAAAAAGACTACCTACTGCAATATGGTTATTAATGCAGGCTATTTGGCTCTGTGGCATATTTACCAAAGTTACAATATATTTTTCATATTCTTTTCTCCTATCTTTTTTGTTTATTATACTTGTTTCATATTACAGAGAACAAATGTATTATTGCAGCCGAAAATAATGCTTTTGTACGCTGTTATTCGGATGCTTGCATCCAATGAGGTTACACCTTTATTTCTTTCCTTTGCCCAATCTATATATTCAGGCAAATTTGCTTTAATAACCTTTGCACTCTTATTTATAGCCTTAATCTTTTCTACCTTATCAGCCAAGACACAAAGATACTTTATTTGTTTATCTGTTGCTAACATGATTATTTTCTCCTATCTTTATATTAAACTTGTGCCGTGCCAAATCTCGCTTTTGGATGGCGGTCGCTAACCGCACACGGCTATAGTAACTTTTAAGCAATATCAAGCTATCTGTATGTAGGCTTATAACTCCAATCGTATGCGGTATATTTGCCGCTTTTTATTACTACCTTAAACTCAATCACCCTTATAAAGGCTTTATTGTTCATTCTTTCGTCTATATAGTTTAAAACTTTCTTTTCAATGTTATCTTTTGTACCAACTATTTTTTTAATCAGATAACGTTTACCTGAATGAGAAGGCTTTTCCAAATATTCTTTTATTTCTGCTATCATATCTTTCTGTTTTTAGCCGTTTATTTACCCTATATAGCCTTATCTTTTCCCACATACTAAAGTGAACCAAGCGGATAAGATACTGGCACATAGCCCTCATATTTGGAGAAAGTACCAACTATTTCGCCAACTACCTGAATAAGACTACCCAAATATAAGTTATCATATACCAAAGTATCTTTATAGGTAAAATGCAGTTCAAATTCTTCATCATCGTGCCAAACATCGAAATGTATTAAGCCTTTGTCACACTCGCAAAAGCTATTATCATATTCATGCACACCATTATAGGTTATTTCTTCGCTAACTACATTTGCAGTAATACCCAAAGCACGAAGTATTATAGCTAATTTCTTTAATTCTTTCATATTGCTAATTATTTAATGTTACTTATTTTGTGGTGCAAACGGAATCGAACCGTAAACAGATACCGACTATCTTTGCACCTATCCAATATGTTTTATGATATTGTCTTTTTGCCGTAATAACGCAAATTAAGCATCTCCTTTTGGCTAGTAAGTTTGCAGCCACACAATTTGTTATTTGTGCTGTAGTCTGCACCAAGCGCACGCAAACGGCTGCTAGTTGTATCCGTATTAAAACCACCATCGGAAAAATACACCTTTCCACGTACTTTTGCATATATATATGTATCATACAAACGTACAAATACATTTGCACCCTTAATAATTACTTCTGTATTACTTTCTCTGTAGTTAACTTTATTATTTATAGCGTTAACCATTCTTTGCTCTATCTTTCTCATTTTATTTGCGTTTTAAAAGGTTATTTACTCTTTTACGTATTTGTTCCAATTGCGCCCTACAATAATGCCTAATACGTAAGATATAAGGGCGAAAACGAAAGGTATTGTTATATCCATATCCAAATTAATCTTTAATCAAACTATTTAGCAATCCGTATGAACTGCTAGCATTAAATAATACCCAATTAATCATATTTAATGAACTAGAATAATCTTTGTTAATGCTTTCTTTTGAAGTGTTCAAAAAGTAATTGTCACCCTTTGCGTAATGGTCTTTTACTGCATCATTTAAGGAAACAATACGCTTTGTGATTACTTTAAAACGTTCATTTAACTTTTGTACTCGCTTTCGGGTAATGCAGCCGTTTACTTTGCCCTCATCAAATGCACGACAAGCAGACTCTAACATATTACGTAAATCTCCTAATTCAACCGCCAAAATATCAATAATGCGTAAAATTCTAATATTCTTCATATCCTTATATTATTTGTACCTTTGCACCCACAAATAAGCGAGTGCAAAGGTTATTGTTATTACTTGTTTACTATCTCATTAATCTTGTTTGCCGTATCAATCAAAGAATAAGATTGCCCGACAAAACCGCCTCCGTACCAATTAGCACGATAAACGGAAAAGCCCAAATCATTTGCACGCTTTTTGGCAATTGCATACAATTGGCTTTGGCTTAAATTGTCGCTTTTCATTTCTTCATCAGTAGTAAAAGCGAGAAAATGCACTACATATCGGGGATTTCCGTTTATATCATTATTCACACGGCAAAAGCCAATACCATTCACAACCTTATAGCTGTTTCTGTAGCTTTCAATTTCTTTATTTGTCATAATATAGCCCTCCAATTAGTTTAAGTTCAAATTATCCTTTGCAGTATTAATAATAGTGCAAGAGAGATAAGCACAAGCCTGCTTTCTTTCTTTTTGAGTTGGCATTTCTCCATCATGCTTGAAATGATACTTTGCAGACTTGAAAACCAAATCTTTCAAAGTATCATCATCCATTAATCTAACAACACTAACAAATTTGTTAGCTTTCATATACTCTTCAATAACCTTTGTTATTTTACACTTAATATCGTAAAATTCACGTGTATTGTTTACGTACAATACCATTCTTTGTGCGTTCAAAGACAATTTCTCAAAAACTACCATATTACAGCCCTCCAATATTAAATATTGTAATACTCGCTTAATTTCTTATTTGCTGAATAGCCATCATCCAATAACTGCTCATAACTTCTATATCCAGTACGAGCGTATACGATAGCTAAAAACGTACTTTCTGAATAGTCGTTTATATCAGTTACTAAATTCACCTCATTCTCGGTAGCAATATTATTATCGATAATAAAATTGTACCATGCGTTTTCTAATTCCATACCTAAAATATTTAAAAGTTACTAATTAATTTTGCTAATTCGGAAAAAACTAATAACTTTGCAACTGTCTTAAGTAAGCAAGTTATTTCGATTTTTCGATTTAATTTGATTCGCCCACTACTTTTTAAGGTAGTGGGTTTTTTTATTGTGGCTATCAATTAACCCGCCTAATTGCCAGCGGCTGAGGTTTTCGCCTACATATATAAGTACTTATTTATGTATTTGACTTTCATTTATCATTCATTTCATTTCATTACTCTAGCTTTTCATTACTCACCTTAGAATGTTTCAGTGCTTTATATATAAGTACAAATGTAGCTACCTTCCGCATAATAGCCTTACCGTTCCTTCTTTCATTTATTAAGTTACTACCTTATGTTATTTTATTGTTGGCTAACATAAAAACCGCTTAATACTACTATATCGTATTGTTACACTAACATCTGTTAGGTTTCTGATATAGTGATTTATAATAGAGCCTATAAAACGTCTAATGCTATATATTGCTATAGTCACGGCAAAAGATAGTTTTCATTTCTCTATTACACTAACATGAAAGTAAATCAAAGAACGAAGCATTGTTATATATGGATTCCTATGTCTTAAGTAAGCATCCTTATTTCTTAAATGCGATGCAAAGGTACGACAATTTTTCGTACCCACAAAATATTTAAGCAAAAAAATCACTTTTTTCTCGCTTTTTTCTTGAAAATAACTGCATTTTCTTAAATCATTACATAAAATGCAATCTCCACTTTGCAAAACGATAGGTCAAATCGGGGTTATTGTATGCTTTTATCTGTTTTCCCTACCTTTGCACCTTTGCAGCCCGAAAAATCATCTTTGCAGCCGTTTTCTTATAATGTAGTGGGCGCGCGTACCTTATATATAAGGGAAACACCTAAAACGCTTTTATTTGCCGTTTGCAGCCGTTTTTCTGTTTGGTATATAGAAAGTACTTACTTTGTCGTTTGAGTCTGTTTGCAGCCGCTTTCTAGCTTGATGATATGTTATAGCACGATTTTTTTGTTTTTGGTATGTTTACAGCATGTTTGCAGTACGTTTAATCCTTGATTTTATATGCAAGTTTTTGTATATTTATGCGGTATTGAAATGTATATTTGTGCAATATGTTATGGTAAATAGAAAACTTTGTGGGATTTTCGGGTTTTCTTGCATGTTTGCAAAAACGTCCTATCTTATTACTTTTCGCTTTTTCGTTCGCTTCATGTTTAGAGAAAACAGCAGAAAACGAAAACAGAAACGGAAAAAGCCGCATTTTTGCCGTTTTTGCTTGAAAACGTCCCTTTTTGTCGCAAATAAAACGCTGATTTTCAGTGATTTATACCTATATAGGGTAATTTACACCCCACCCCCCCGTTTTTGGCACTCGCAGGGTGGGTCAGCTCTCGTCCGAAATTTTTTATTTTTTATTTTTTTTATTTTTTTGTAAAATACTCTGATTTTTTAAATTCCGCTTTTCTACCGAATTTTGAGCATTTTCCAGAATATCATATCTACTTTTGATTTTACATAAGTTTTCGAGATATTCATTTTCGCTTATTTTCGTGCGTTATGGAGCGTTTTATGTAGCTTTGCGGTATAGTTTATCGCCATCGTATTTTGAACGTCTTAGAATACAATTTTCGAGTTATTTGCGTTTATTCTCGTTTTTGCGGAAAAGTAAGGTTGTTCTTTGATTTAAGGTTCGTTTTTGCTATATATGGATTGCAGTATTGTGTGATATTGATATGGGGTTGATGCGAAGCCTTCTTCTTGGGGGATGAGTATATAGTTTACTATATACAGGGGGTTGACATCCCCCATTACGGCTGCGCGCGATAGTACAATTACTTATTTACGTGTTATTATTATATGGGAAAGAGTTCAAATGTTAAATTTTCAATATGAAAAATCTGATTTATGCGGATAACATATATTTAATTGGGGATATGGGGAAAATGGTACAAATTTGCAATTTGTTAAACTATGTAAAGTTCATTTTTGGCTTGATTTTTTGGCGTATATTTGCAGCATAAATGTTTGATTTACGAATTACCGACTTTGGAATATGGCAGAAAAGAAATTCTACATACAGCGTTACTTGAAGTCCGAGCAGGGAGCTTGGAAGGCAGACGGATTGCGTAAGAGTCTGGAGGATGATTTCGGCGGCGGCTCTGTCCGCTACAAGTCATTGGACGGATTGAACTCCAAGGGTAAGCAGAAGGGTGTATATACCGAGAGCTATCCTGAGAGTGATGCGTTAAGAGTGCTCGTTGACCCGAATGCTAGGCATGAGAGCACCAACGCTACGTTGTCAGTCTGCGTGTTCGGGTATGATGTTGACGGAACTACTGAGCTTTCCGTTACTGAGCAGATAAAAGCTGCTGAGAAAGCATGGGATAGTCTGTATGCTTACTTGGAGGGTTCGCTTATCCTGTGGTATGACGATTACAGACAGAAGAAAGCGTTGTTTTTGGTGCAGGATGCTACAGAGCCATCAACGGATAACATCAAGAACATTCCGTATCTGCTTTGTTCGGTTAAGTTGGTAAACGTCTTCGGTCAGTCGTTTGATGGTGACAGTACCACGATTGAAGATTGGTTGAAGAATGGCGGAAAATAGAAACGACAGCATCCGCAAGGCGGTAGGACGTATCTCTTAGATACAAGTCTAGGCAAACAGAAGGTTCGAGTTCCTTCTACGGTCGGTGGATGCTTTTAAACAGTTGAGAATGTATGCGAATAAAGGAAGAATCACTTGACATGGCGTTGGAAGCGGCATCGTTGCAGACGAAGGGATTGCCGAAACGCTACACGGATGGTAAAGACCCATTCTGGATAATGGCTGTTGTGCTTGTTCAGAAGCGCAATTTGGAGGAATGCTACTGCATTTATCAGCAGAATGCAGACAAATACATGAAGCTTTTGCAAGACTTCGGTACACCGAGTCCTATCATGTCTATCAAGAGCATTCATCCTTACATGTATCTTGATGAGGCTCAGTTTTTGCCGAGCGGATGCATCGAAGCAAAGAAGAACTTTCTGAAAAACGAGCTTGGTGAAGACCCTAGGGCTTATGAGGTCGATGAAATGACGGAATCGGACGTTAATCACGCGTTATTGGAGATTGCCATTGCCAAACAGATGAGAGCTGATGAGGAAAACAAGAAAATCAACGTACTCAATGAAGGAAGCGATTTGGACGGAACGAGATTTGAGGACATTGAACGTCAGAAGTTCGAGTTTGAGTTGGCAGAAATGAAGAAAGATGGATGTTCAAAGAAAGAAATAAAAGAGTTCATTGACGAGTATAATGCCAGTCATAAGCAGAAAGTTGACGATGAACCGTACATTTCAGAGGAAGACCGCATCCATCAGGAAATGGAATCAAAGGACGTTGAGAAAACTCCCGAATGCAGTATTGAAGGTGAGTTTGATGCACCTGAGATAGACTATGATAAGCTTCATGAGGAATCAGAGGCGTTCAAGAAAGAACAGTTAAAAGTTGCCAAGCGCAAGTGGAAGCGCGCCTATGATGCCGATTCAGAGAAGCGTGAAGGAAGAGAGTTCGAGAACGAATTTGGCGAAGATGAGGAATGTGAGACGTTGCAGTTGCCGAATAAAGAATCCGTTCCTGTAAAGCGAAAACCAGGCAGACCAAAGAAATCGTCATTGGATTACACTGCTAGCAAGCGCGACACGACAAAGAAACGTGGTCGCAAACCATCATCAATTAAAAAATAACAGATTATGACTAAATCAGAGCTTTTGAATAACGTGTTCTTTGAGAATGCAAAAGGTGATTTGCCTATCATATATATAACATCAGATGATGATGTGGTAAAAGTCGGTGGCATTATCAATGCACCTATGGTTGGAAGAGTTTATTTTAGTGATGTTAAGAAAGCCATCACGAAGGATAAATTGCTTGCCAACAAAGAGTTCATTTGCGCAAGTGATGATTCTGAAATTTTTATTGATTTCGGTGGTTACAGACGCGAGACGCTTGATTGCTATATCGCGATTGATGATAGTTGCATTAATATCATTGAGCTATGAGGAATAACCATCACAATCCTAATAAAGTATCGCCGTTCAAACCAGACCCCGAACATTGGACTAAAAAAGTTCATTCATGGAAGGCGAAGGTCGCATACGAGACGGAGGATGATGCTTGGGAGTTTCTGAATCAGATTCCGAGGTTGAAGGCACTTGGTTGGCATCCTTACTTATGTAAGGTTTGTTCAAAGTGGCATATTGGTAGATTACATAATAAATAGTTGAGATATGGATTATTGGAGTGCAAATTTCTATAAAGCAAATAATGAAAGAGCGGCTGCTATTCTTGATAAAGTGAAAAAGGGTATATGGCTGTTTTTGGAAGGCGAAGAAATTGCAAGGAAACGCGCATTCTTTCTACACAAATACGGTGTTTTGTCTTGGGAAAGTAAATATGGGAATCCCACACCATTTATTGCCGAAGTTGAAGAAGAGGAAACCATTTTAAAGCCAGCTTATGATTATCGAGGAATGTATGATATATGCAATGTTGATATTGATGGAAAATGTGGCTTATTTAAAACAAACAAAGACCATGACTGTATTATCGTAAACACGCGATTTTTTCTGCTAGGTCTTGGATTGAAAGATGTTTAACATAAATAGTTGAGAATATTATAGACATAATTAAAAATAAAGATTATGATTAAGATTGAAGATATTAAGATTGGCTCTATCTTGCAGATTAGGAAGGCTGATTTGGAAGATATTACTAGTTCTGGGTTTATCGAGATTATAGACCCTAACAATATATGTGACTCATTTGCCATTGAAGTCATTGATATGGCTGATGGAGTGTGTGTAATATCATGTACTAAAAGAAATGAATCCATTGGCGTGGATGCGGATAAATTAGCGAAGGTTTCCGTCTTCGTAAACGAATCTGCAAACAAAAAGACAGAGCAAGTATCTCACCCATCCCATTATGCTTGGTTGAAGGATTTGTGCGGTGTTGAGCCTTTGGATATTTGCAGACATCTTGACTTCAATACAGGGAACGCTATAAAGTATCTCTTGCGCAAGGATAAGGTGGATGGCAACAAAACAAAGACCGAGAAGCGCATTGAGGACTTGCGTAAGGCGGTATTTTATATCCAAGACGAAATAAAATTATTGGAGCATGGCACAGACTAAATACACTTGTAAGGATTGTGTATTGTTGAATGATGAAGATTCTGAGTTCCCATATTGCGTGGGCAAAGACTTATATACATACGCAAATCCTGACGATGATGCTTGCGGAGACATTATTCCGCTGGTATATACGTGCAAGGATTGTTTCTTTTTCAAAGATGGGATTTGCAATGACCCTAATGAGGTTAGATTTACTTCTGAGGAGAATCCATCTTGCATTAGTTTCGAGTACAAAACGATTGTAGAACAAAAATAAATATATAGTTATGGCTAGAATTGCAAAAAAGAAGACTGTTGACAACAATGCAGGTTTGCTTAAAGTTGTTGTCGGAATCAACAAAAAAGATGTTGAAAGCGTTACCGACTTCGGTCATTTCTTCATCGTAATTTTAAAGGATTGTGCTATTTTCCACACACATATTGGATTTGAAGCACGTTTTAAGCGTTGGGGCGGTGTTGATATGGAAGGGCACGCGCTTACCACTACAACATTCGCGTGGCTTGAAAATCTTGTCGCGATGAAGAACGAAGTAAATGGAAAAGAAAATGATATTTTCCCTGAGACTGATGTTACTTATCAAGATATGCTTGATAGCATGGTTATCATCACAGAAGCCAACATTACTCATCCGATTACAGCGTTCACTGATGCAGATGATGCTGCAAAGTTCGCAAAGAACAAGATGGATTACCTCGGTCGTATGCAGAAAGAGTTGGAAACTGTAATGAACACTCCAGTTTCCGAAGAGACAGAGGAAGACTTGAAGAAGAACTTTGAGCACGGTCAGCAGGCAATATTGGCAGAGCAAGCAGCCGAGGCTCTTAATCAAGGAAAGGAATAGCTTATGTATAATGAATGGTATATAGAACTGAAATACGGACTATTCCGAGATTACAGGATTGTAAGAATGTGTGATGCTAACGGAGTGAAGCGAGACGGTATCTTTATACCATTCATTCAGAACGGAATCAAATGGGATGGCGTAAAGGTTAAGTACCCTATTCAGTATCTAAAGCCGATTTGGGCTGCCGCCGATGGTTCTAGATTACACAAGTTAGTTCCTATGGTTTCTATGGATTTCAGACAGAAGATGGAAGATGCAGGCGTTTTGTCACCAGATGATAAATACCCTTGTGATACGGTAGGTTACGTTTATAAAGATAAAAATAAGATATAGTAATCTTTGAGGAAATCATTTCGATGCTTCATTGCATCTCCATAAAAATGTATTCCAAACAAAGAAGAAAAAAACTCGAAATGATAAAGGAGGACTTAAAGAATGAGATTGATATATAAGTTTTATACAAGACATACAGAGCAGCTTGATGCTTTGTTCAAGGTTTCAAACAATCTTTGGAATCAAGCCTTGTATGTGTTTCGTCAACGGCTCGATAATGATGGTATCTGGCTTTGGTACAATGATATGGACAAGATTATGAAGCAAACATTGAACCTTAATGGTGAATGTAACTATCGCTTATTGAAAGCCCAGTGCTCGCAGCAGGTTTTGCGTACATTAGACAAAAGTATCAAGGCTTATTGTAAGTCTATTAAGGATTGGAAGAAACATCCTGAAAAGTACAAGGCGAAGCCACGAATGCCAAGTTATCGCAAGCGTGGTGGTATGTTTAACTTGTTCTATACAAAACAGAGTGCCACTATCAAGAATGGACAGATAAGGTTGTCAAAAGACTTGCTCATAGCTATTCCTCAATGGGTAAAGTACAGTGATAAAATTTCTAAGTTTAACCAAATTCGATTGATACCAGAGCGTGACAAGGTAAAGGTAGAAATTGTATATGATAAGGAATTGGTAGCGTCTGATGTCGATGAAAACAAGTATGCCTCTATTGATTTGGGAATTGACAATCTTGCAACGATGGTTACTTCTGAAGGTTGCGTCATTTGGAGTGGCAAGCACTTGAAATCATACAACAGGTATTTCAACAAGAAACTTACAAGGTTGCAATCCGTTAAGGATTTGCAGTGCATCAAGCGAAGCACAAAGCACATCATAGCTTTATATGATAAGCGAGACAAATATTTCGAGGATGTATTTCACAAGGTGAGCCGTCAGATTGTCGATATGCTTGTTGAGAAGAAAATAGGAACGTTGGTTGTAGGCTATAATGTTGGTTGGAAACAGAATGTCAACATGGGCAGGAAGAATAATCAGAAGTTTGTTCTGCTGCCTTTTGCGAGGCTAATATCCTATCTCAGCTACAAGTGCAAGTTGGCTGGCATCGACTTCATCAAGCATGAGGAAAGTTACACAAGCAAGTGTGATGCTCTCGCCTTGGAGGAGGTTTGCAAGCATGAAGATTATTTAGGAAAGCGAGTCAAGCGTGGCTTGTTTCGCTCTTCTGTAGGAAAAATCATCAATGCAGACCAAAACGGAGCTTTGAACATATTAAGAAAAGTAGTCGGTGATTCCGAGTTCGTTCGGATAATCGGTAGTGGGCACTCGTTATGCCCAGTGCGACACTGCAATCCGTTCAATCGGAGTGTAAGAGGCATAGATAAAGTATTAAATAAATAGAATAAAACGTAACACTTTTAATATTTTTAATAACGTGATATACTTAGGTAATGATACAATGGATAAGGTAGAGCGGATGGTTTGCGAACAAGTGAACACGGCTATGCGTATTGAGGAAAAGGAAGGAGTGAATGTTGATGATTTATATGTCGGCAATACTAACATTCCTTTTGCGAGAGCGGTAGCAAGAAACTTTGTTCTTGACGTTCTACACAATCGCTATGGCTTTTCCTATGCCGTTATCGCACAGCGCGCGGACATCAATGAGAAATCTGCTATGCGGTGTGTCCGCAAGTGTCACGAACTTGTCGGTTACGACAAAACCTATGCGTATGTGAACACTTTAATTAACGATAGATTGAGAGAATGGTATGGGGAATAGTAATGAATTATTAACATTGAAGCGCAATGCCCTAAGACTGGGATTGTGCGGAGAGTATAAGGGTAAATGGGATTCTGCCGCGAGTAAGCGAGAATTGGTAAATATGGCTCTTGATTCAAACGGAATTGTGTTTATGGCTGATTCTATTGCTTTCGGATGGGGATTGTCAAAAGAGTACCTTTTGAAAGAGTTTGGTGAGTTCGCTAACGGATTCTACCAATGTAACGAGCACGGATATACCAGTGAAATGTATATAGGTGCTCATGGGGTTATCAAGGCGCGCTCTACGATTATTCTTGTCGCGTACTGCAAGGATTTGGAAATTGAAGTTCCTGAGAATATGGTCACTCGCATTTATGTGTGCGGAAAGAGTGAAGTTCGCATCGAATGCAAAGGAAAATGTGACCTTATAGAGTATGGAGAGGATAATGATACAAAAATCATTGGCTATGATGACGCAAATATGACGTTAGGGCACGTTTACGTATCAGAGTGGAATAGTTGTAAGGACGAACAAAAATAACGTCTTACAGCTCGTTTAAATAGCAAAGTTGTAAAAAGAATATTTATATTATTTTCTAGTTATTAGAGTGTACGGCGGTACACATACATAAAGTGTAATTTTACTTTTTATATTGGTTAAGGTTTAGTTAGATTTATGTTGATTAAAAAAGGGCAAGTTCAGTTGTGAAACCGAGCTTGCCCTAATTTTATGTATAGAACACAGAAAACTAATTCATAAATACCTTGATACCATTTCTTCCTTGCTTGTGACCGCCCTTTACACAGCTAGACAAGGTGTCGCGAATATCAGTAAGTATTGTTGTCTGCAATCTCAATTCAATGAGTACAGGACTGCTTGATGTATCTTGTGTTATCGCGCTGATACTATTGCCAAGCTTCTCTAACAGAGTGTCGCGAATGATACGGATGTCTGCCTGTTGTTGAGCTATGTACCACCTACATGATTCAAGAATGCTCTCCAACGCCTGTGCGGTTGATTCAGTAACAGACTGAATACCTTGCTGCAAAGCAGATATATTTGAACTGCCAGTAGGCTTGACGTTGAGAACATCCATCAAGTTCTTTGCATACTCATTGAATAATGCAAGGTTCTTGTCTTTCAGTTCCTTTATACCTTCGAGTTCTTTCTTGGTAACATCAAGACCATTATTTCCACCTTCGCTGCCCTCAGATACCGCTTTGTCGAATGCATCAAGGATAGGTTGAATGTATTTTGAAGCAGCTCTATTCATTAACTGCTTGGTGAGCATTGTATTGAAATACTCGTCAAACTTATTATTGAGTGCTTCGAGTGCATCACTACCTTCATTGAAAGCATCTACCCACGCTTCCGAGAAAGCTTCAGCAGCAGATTTATAGTTAGACTGAGAACCGAAACCTCCGAGAGCTTCTGTCATAGACTCGCCTAACTCCTGGATTGTTGTGTTTAAATCATCAATCTGCTGTTCCCATTCTTGAATCTTACCTTCATCAGGTTTCTTGCGACCACGTTCTGCGTTAATCATTGCTTGGTACGCTTTCTGCTGCTTTTTAAGGGCATCGACCGATTTTTGGTTGTATTCGTAGAGCTTTTGTGTATCAAAGGCATCGTCCATACTCTTTTTAAGCTTTTCGTAAGCGTGTTGCAAGGAATTTATAGCGCGTTCTTGGCGTGCAATTTCCTTATCAATCTTTCCTTCGTTGCTGAAGAGTTTAGCTACGCCCGTAAGCGCGCCCATTGCGCCTGCCACCATGCCTGCATAGTTTTCGCTATAGTACGAACCGACCGCCTGACCGATGTTGTCGACGATGCTTAACGTGTTTTGAAGTTGTTCGTCTGAACCTCCAAGAGCCTCAAATAAACCTTCAAATGCCGTAGTCATTGACGAAACAATACTTGTAATATCGGTCACAGACTTTGAGAACTTTGCTTTCGCCTGTTCTTCATCTGTCATAATCGTTCCGAGCTTTGCAATCTGTTCATCGGTGAGGTTTAACTGAGATTTTAAAGAGTCGCGAATGCTTTTGTTTGTTGTCAACTTCAATTTTAAGGCAGTAACAACGCTTTCGTCCGCGCCTTTAATCTTTGTTAGCTCGTTATACTCATGTTCCAAAGACTCGACATAAGCATTTTGGCTCTGTAATTTGCTCGTCAAATCCGCTCTAAGTCCGTTAAGCTCTACATACTTTTCTACGCCGCCCGACTTTTTTAAGTCTTTACCAGCCTTAACCATTTCTTTAAGTCCTGTAGTGAAAGCCTTGAAAGGATTGCGTGAATTGCGAACTTCATTGACTTTGTTAATCTGTTCCGCAATAGTTTTCAACTCTGTTGGGTCTAGGTCTTTCAATCCGGTACGCAACTGTTGTAGTCTTTCTGCCATCGCATCGAGAGCCTTAGAAGAAACTTGGTCTAGATTATCAAACAGACGAACATACATGTCGCTATTTTTAAAATCCTTCCAAGTATTTTCATCGGTCTTTTTCTTGTATTGCGCATTCAAGTTTTCTTGCAACTGTCTTTGCAACTCTGGATTCTTGGCAATATTCGCATTATTTTGCAACTTGTAACGCTCATTGATATACCATCTATCGAGTTGAAGCTGGTCTGTCAATTGCTGCTTGTATGCCTTAATCAGCTCTTGCGCTTGATTAACTTGGTCTTGCTCGATTTTCTGATTGAGCTTTTGTGTCTGATTGAGATATTCTTTTTCGACATCACTTCCATAGAACTTTTTCCTTATGACTTTGGCGGTATTTTCCAAATCAGAGTTGTATTGCTGAATAACCTTATCGCCCCATTTAGTGAAATCCTTACCATAATGAGTTTCGTAGTCTTTGATGATATACTTATTAAACTCATTATTTATGTCTTCCTGTACTTCATCAAACGACTTCGTTAGGTCTCCAAACATAGACTTAATAAGTTCATCAGACATACCCTCATCTTTCAGTTTTTTGTACAAGTCCACTTGAGAGAATGCATCATTGACATTTCTAGATATATCATCCTTTAATTTGTTGTATTCCTTCTCAGAAACTTTCAAATCAATGTCTGCCGAAATTCGGAATGCGTTACCTCGCTTTGTCAATTCCTTGTACTGAGAACCAATCTCACGAATGCGTTTTGCCACAGATGCATCGTCTGGCAGTATATCGGAAGCCCTCCATCCAACATTTTGTGCAGCCTCTTTGAAATACTTACGAGTGGCAGATAATGCGGTCTCTTTTGATTCCGTCTTAATCAACTCGTTGTATTTAGAGTTCATATCCTTCAATAATGAAATTCTCTCTTGCAAGATGTCTCTTTGTGCCTTATCTTGCTTGATTCTATTTTTTTTAGCATCACTCTCAAAAGGGTTAACACCCAAAGCTAACGCTTGTTGTGTTGCGGCTTGCTTTAATTCCTTAACCTTGGCTTTCACCTTGGCAACAGAAATTACCATTTGATTTGCTCCAATTTCACCAGCCTTGAATATCTTTCGGATAGTATCATCAATTGTTATTGTAGGCGAGTTTTTGCCAACAGCAGCGAGTCTCTTTTCAACTTCTTTCCAAGATTTTGCAGCCTTTGCTGCTTGGTCTCCTTTCCCAAGGAAGCCTTCAAAAGCCTTATCGTCATCAATTTCTTTGACAACGAGGCTAATACCATACTTTTTCTTTGCAAAGAAATCATTAATATAATCATCAACCCAAGATACTTGCTTCTCCATATTGGCTCTATCAATATACACATTGATACCAAAGTGTCTATAAGCAAGGTCTCTCTCGTATTGACTCCAATCGCGCTCGGCTGCAATTCTGTCAATTACGCCTTGTATTTTTATAGGGTCATTGCTAATTTTTTTTCTTAGGTCTCCAAATACAGCATCAAACTCTTTGTTCAATTCTTGCGCCTTATTTTGTACGCTGTTCATCGCACGGATAAGGTCATTGAAATCAGCTTGCGAAGTATCAATGAAAGATGGCATTTTATAGTCGCTGCCGCCTTGCGCTATGTTGATTTTCTTTATCAACTCATACATACGTGTCATATAATCAATGTTGGATTCGTTATCCTTTTGACCTGCACGTATCTCATCAAAGTATTTCTTCGTTGTCGAAGTGGCTTGTTTATAGTTCGCGTTAATGTTTGCTACAACTCTCTCCATTTGCGAAGACTTTGCGAGAGCATCAATCACAGCATCTTTATAATCGTCCGCATCATCATCAAGTCCATCAGTAAACCAAGTGTTCCAAGCATCATTCTTGGCGTAATTTCTTCTGATAACCTCAATACTATCAATGAAATCTTTATATTCTTTCTCAACCTTACTGAAAGTAGTGTTAAGCTGGCTTACATCGAGAGTATCTACATTGATTTTAAAAGTCAGTCCGTCTTTTGATGCGGCATCAATAAGCTTTTGTAACGTTGTACGTCTATCCTCAATATTCTTCTCTAAATCCTTTCCTCCTAATTTACTATTTGCGTTTGTGGCTGCATTTGCAAGGTCGTTGTACGTTCCAGCTAAAGCACCTATTGCTCCCTTTGCCTTTATGGTTTCTTCTTCTGCCTTACGTACATTTTCTTTGTACTTGGAAATCTTATCGTAAACGGTAGTTATTACTTCTGCTACAGCGTAAATTGCAAGACCTACGCCTATACCTGATAATGAACTTTTAACGAGACCGCCAAAATCTTTAAGAGCTTTTTTCATTCCATCTAAGGAATTTACGAAAAGAGCCTTGTATCTCACGATACCTGTGCCAGATGCTTGCGAAAAAGCTTGTCCTAGACTAGTCTTTGCAAACATAGAATTAGCTTTTATGGCAATAAGAATAGGTATAAGAGCTTTTCCTATCTCTGCAAGAGTCTTCCAATTATCAAGCAGAGAAGTACCCCAGCTTACCATTCCCTTCATTGTTCCCTCGTTAGCCTTGCCAATATCATTAAGCATCACATCGAAAGCATCCTTCAAGTTGGAAATCTTACCTTGGAGAGTTTCAGCCTGAATCTCTTGCATATTGTAGAATGTTCCACCCTTATCGGTCATGCGTTGGAATATCGCTTCGACATCCTCAAATGTGACCTTACGCTTGGAAATCATATCAACAATCTGCGCGGTTGTGTACGCTTCTCCCTTAACTTCCTTGAAGTATTGTTGCAACTCGCCATACATATTAATACCAGCCTCGGTAAACTGACGAACCTCAGAACCGCGAAGGTATGCAGCAGCCTTGACTTGTCCGTATGCAAGGATAAGTCTTCCCATATCAACGCCAAGACCTGCTGAAACATCGGCAAGTCGCTTGGTTGTATCATAAAGTTTATCAGACTCAATTCGATAAGCAGAAAGTTGTCGTGTATAGTCAACCAAATCCTTGATACGGAAAGGTGATTTAACGGCAAGTTCTACAGTCTTATTGAAAATCTCGTCTGCCTTTGGCTTGTTCTGCAAGATAGCTTCGAGTGAACGCTCTGAAAGTTCAAACTGACCTCTGACTGATGCAATCTGCTCGACAAAATTCTTGATAGAACCCACTGAGAATGCAAATGCCATACGCTGTGCCCAACGTGACATATATCCAGCCATATATGATGTTTGTTCGGTCAACGCACGAGAATTAACACCAGCCTCTTTCAAGTTTTTGTTATGTTGCTCAATGGCAGCATTAAGAATATCCAATTTTCGCTTATAATCAGCATCGGTTTGAGACAACTTCATACGAGCCTCTTTCAGATATTCTATAGCGCGTACTTGGCGGTTGAGCGTATTTGCAGTAGCAGAGAAATTAAGAGCACCATCATAAGTTGTGTTCTTCTTATAATTGTTCTCTTTGTTTAATCTTGCTTGTTTCTCATACGCTATTTGTCTTTTTCTTGCAAGTTCCTCAGTGGAAGCTATAGCATTTCTGTTTGCTTCTGTAAGGCGGTCAATAGCTTTGCGTATGCGAGATTCATCATCTGCATAAGTTTTACTTTTGCTGCTGAGTTTACTTCGAGCTTCTTGGAGATACTGAATTGCCTTTGTTCTTCTGTTGATTGTGTTTGCGGTATCTGAGAATTTGAGAGCACCTTCAATCGTGGTGTTAGCCTTATAGTTATTCATCTTAGACTGCTCTATTCTCATTTCTCGCAAAGCCTGCATTCGCTTGCGATAAGCATCTTGCTCTTTTGCGTAATTCTCTATCTCCTTTTTTATTTCATCATCAATTTTCTTTTGAACCTCTGCAATTTGTTCACTAGTCATCATTCTCTCTTTCATTGAGTTGGTAAGTGAACTAATCTTAGAAGTTAACACATCGACTTTACTCTGATAATCAGAATCAGTTTGTGACAATGATTTCTTTGCAATAGTTAAATATTCGACAGCTTTTGCTTGTCTGTTGTATGTATTGGCAGTATCAGCAAATTTGAGTGAACCCGAAAAAGATGTGTTAGTCTCAAAATTTCGTTGGCGATTCATTTCTGCATTGAGCGCACGTATAGACTGAATGCGCTTTTGGTTAGCTGCATCCTCTTTTATTGCTCTATTTGTTTCTTTCTCAGATTCTTTATCAACCGCTTTTTGTGCTGCAATTCTTTGCTCAGTAGTCATACTGAGCTGTTTCATTGTAAGTGTAAGATTATGAATCTTTGCATCAAGAATTTGAACCTTTGCGTCATAATTCTCATCTGTTACGCTTAATTGCTTTTTTGCAGCATTAAGGTAAGACACTGCCGTAGTCATTCGATTCAGAGTACTAGCAGAATCTGCAAATTTCAAAGAACCCTCATAGGATGTGTTTTCCTGTTTGTTTCTCTCAATATGCATTTTTGCTCTTTCCTCTGCTGCCTTTCTTTGCTTGGCATTGAATGAGGATTCCGCACTAACCATTTTATCAAGAGCTTTTTGAAAAGCAATAACACGCTCTTCGTACATCTGCTGTTGATATTTGAGTTCGTCTTCTAAATTCTTCTTGCGCTTAATAAGTGCATCTTGGTCTGTCTTGGTAAGGTTGTAGCTTGTATCTTTCAATATGCTTTCAATCCCACCAATTTCTTGCTTTAACCCAGCAATATTCATACCACTAGCACCTTTTGCCGATTCCTGTAATCTTTGAAATGCAAGTGCCGCTTGCATAATACCACTAGTGCCAGAGCCATTCATCTTAGATAGCTGCGCTACCATATTTTGAATATTCTGTGCTGCTGACGTAATATTGTTGTTCATGTTACCTGCACTCGCACCTACATTTGAGATGCCATTGCTTGCATTTGCAGCAGATGCATTGATTGTTGCGAGTTTTGCTATAACTTGGTCTAAAGAATCAAGGAATGGCTTCGTGCCAACAGACATATCCTTGAAAGATTGTGTTACGCTAGACGCGGTATTTTTAGCCGTATCTTGTATGTCTTTCAATTTCTTGTCTGCTTGTTCTATAGCATCTAACGCACTTTGCGGAATGGTTAGAGCTGCTCCTAATGATGAATTTGTCATAATTCAAAAGTTTAAGAGTTTATAAAATAGGTATTCCAAGGTCATTGAGATTTCGTAAATCCTCTGCGCCATTGATTACCTTTGCATTCTTTAATTTGTCGTTCTTCTGATTGTTGCCTTTATCTGACGATATGTACTCTATATGAGTAAAATCCATAGACGCAAGGCGAATCTGCGGAACGGTCATTCTCCACTTATATTCTTCTTGCGAGCACCATGTGTTGGCACGTAAGAAATCTATCATTTGTCCGTATTCTGTTCGTGACGGGATAATTCGGCTGCTTGTTTCTTCCTCATCAGAGCTTGATTGCGGACGGTCTGAATCACATTGGTACTCGCGAAGAAAAAATCCACATCGAGCAAATTGAGAATTTCAACGAGTAATGTTGCCCAATCCTTGATGTCATAGTCTCCCCAAAGCAACTGGTCGTAAACTTGTTGGTATTCCTCAGAATCAATGCGTTTCTTGTCATTGAGCAAGGATAGTGTAATTACTCTTGCCACAGATGGAATGTTGATAGCAAACTCCTTGATAACATCACCCATTGATAAGTTTTCGCCCTTGACAATCTTGCAAGCCTCCTCTGCAATCATCCATTGAGTGCCTGGCTTCAATGCTCTTATCTCCCACTCTGTACCTTGCAATTTTACGATTGTAGGAGAATCGTTCATGATTTGCGCCAGACGCTCCATTGCTGCATCAGATATAGGAGAACTAGGCAACACCTTATTCTCGCCTTCTGCTGCTTGTTTTTTAGCCTTATTCGGGTCTTTTTGTGCTCTATATACTTTTCCCATGATTAACAACCTGTTAAGAACCTGTTAAGAATGAATTTCCTGATAATCCTTTAACGTAACCACCGCACTCATTCGCTAGTTTTTGCAGTTTTTCGTAAGACATAGAAATCACTCTGTATTTCTGTTTTAAATAACCCCATCCGTTTTCAAGAATCTCACCATACGGCATAGCGGCAGCTATTACTAATTCTATAGGTTCTTTTGCTTCGTAATTGGCAAAAAAGCTCTTTATTGTTTCTCTACCAGTAATTCCGCTTGTACCTCTCCATGACTTTGATTTTGTTGATTGTGGGGATGCAGATAGAAAACCTTGTCTAACTACTATCTTGTTGACAAATATACACCATCCGTATGAGTCGCGAAGGTTACGTGTTCTATGAACATAAGACCTTTCTTCCTCACATTCATTAATAATTCTATCTCCTTCTTTTGCTAGAATATCTATGATATTCTTTATCGCGTCATTATAGAATTTACCCATAATCTTAAACTTAAAAAGGAGCGGACAGCATTCAAGCCGCCGCCCCATTGTTGTATATAGTCGAGAATTGTTGAAGAACCGAAATTACTCAGTTGCCGTTGGCAATGAATAGTTGTGGTCAACATAGAATGGTGTGCGAACAGTCTTAGCACCAACGGTAAGCGCAATATCCTTGGCAGTACCAGCCAATGCAATACGAGCCAAGTTTGAATTGAGAGACTCAATAGTCAACTTAGAATTGAGCTGAACCTTTGGAAGAACGTAAGCCTCCATTGTAGTTCCATTAGGTTGAACCTGTACAACATCAATCTTTGCATACTTTGCTTTGTAAATCGAAGGTGCAAGAGTCTTCTTTCCTGTTGCATCGTCTATAAAGTCACACAATGCAGCCAAAAGTTCCTTCTGCGTATCTCCAATCTCTGCTGCAAGCTGCCACTTACCAAGCTTAACAATGGAAATGATAGGAGAATCAGAAGTCTCACACTCAACATCGGTGGTATCGTTATCATCTTGTGAAATAGATGTAGTGTCCTCAATAACATCTTCAAGAATGTAAGAATCACCTTTTGGAGTAGATTCATCGGTCTCTGTGCCATCGAATAACGTAGCAACAATATAATCTGGCTTGATGAACTTGACAGCTCCCGCACCAGTATTTATAACCTTTTTCGCCATAATATAATGAGTTTTAAATGTTACATTTAATAGATTTTATATATTTATCTTGCGATAACTGAAACAGAAATTATCTGAAAATGGAACTGACGATTTGAATCATATCCGCTATCACGGTAAAGAACTTGAATTGTATAGTCCTTACTATTAGAGTGTTTAATCACATCGTCAAGGATTCCTTCCATCTTGTCAAGTAGTTTAACGTTCTTTCTAAGTGGAGTTCCCTTTGGTCTTGCATAGAGATAAATGTTAGCATAGCCAGAGGAGTAACCGCCATGTTCTCTTTGCTGACCTACGTCAACATTTACAAAATCATCCCAGTCTTTGCTAGTTGTAGGAGGTAACTCTCCGACAAATATGTTGTCTGAGATTTTTCCTTTAGTAAGAAGCATCGAAAAGAAATTTTCAATGCGAGACAATCTGCGATTAATCCTCTGTGCCATACCTTGTTATCCTAAATACATTTTACCTTATGATGAAAAAACTAAATGTCAGTACCCTTGATGTAAGCTACACATCCATGCATTTGTGTCGGATAAACGCCAATAACCATTCCGTCAACGTCCATTCCGTACATCTTTCCACGGAAACGAATGCCTGCATTCAAACCTTCAGGAATATATTCTTCATCTTTTCCGTCTTCGCCTTCTTTTGTTGGCATCGGAAAATAGATTGTATATCCTAGCGTAACTACACCCGAATTAAAGAGTTTGTTGGTTTCCTGAATATCGCAATCAGTTTCAAAAATGATAGTTTCTACATTTTCTGTTTCTGAATCACCTGCACTAGTATCAGTATCGCCTAACATATCCCCATCGTTTCCGATAAGGTCACCATCTTCTTTCGGCTTTTGTTCCGAGCGGTAGAACATACCATGATAGGCATATTCATCCAAAGAATTTCTGTCAGTGTACATAGCTTACCAATCTGTTTCTTCAATCCATTTAACCTCTCCATCGGTTTCATTGAGAGCATCAAGTTTATCATCCTCTCCATACTTCTTGTAAAGTCTTTTGAGTTCTGATTTGATACTCAGCAATGCCGCCGACGTGATGGTCTGAGCACCTACTGTAAGAGTATATGCGCCATGTTGGTTTGTGGTTGATGCAGTCTGATAGACACCGAATACAATCTTTTCCAAGAGTGCTATCTTACATCTGTCTTTCTGCTCTTCTGTCAAATCCGAATAAGACTCAACATCAGAAACGCCGCAATCCAAAGCGACATTATTTAATGCTGACTTATCAAAGACAAAGTTAGTCATGCCGCTCAAATAGTCTAATATGTCAAACTTCGATGCTGCCATTGAGAGATAAATGAATTAAATGTTATCGTATATTGTGAGTGAACCACCATTAATCACCTGCTACTGAGGTATCAATGATTACGTGGTTCATAAAGTCGAGAAGTGCAGGGCAAGCTGACATCATGACCTTAGTCTGCCACTCGCGGAACTGACCGTTATCCATTGCGTAGTTTCCTACGGTAACGAGTCCGTCAGCGATTGAAGCCCAAGAAACATCAATGTTCTTTGCACCATACTTCTGTTGAAGTGTCTGGTCGTAGATAGGAGTCCACTTGAACTCAACGCTATCACCGATAGGGCAAAGTACAACAATCTTATCATCCCAACCTTGCACGAATGCGTCAGTTGTAACAGTCTTGTTGCGCTCCTTCTCAACGACAATCTCAATAGGTGAAAGACCTGTCATGTCGGAAAGTGAGTTCTTGAAGTCCTCGTCCAAAATTTGCATATTTGCAGTATATGCGCGGTCGTGAGCCTTGCACCAGTTGATGTACCACTCCTTAACCTCCTTATTCTGCAAGAATACATCGCGGTACATCTTACGAGTCATCTTCCATACGAGAGAAATCTCAGTACCGCCACGCTCATCGCGATAATCGTCCTCAATCTTTCTCATCTGTGAGATAAGGTTGCAGTCTGGGTCAGTCCAAGCCTTCGCACCAGCCTTCTTGCGGTTCTCTGTTGGGAATGGTTCAACCTTCTGCAAGAACTGCTGCAAGCCTTCACCCTTGCCCTTCCAACTCATCTTTGCAGTTGTCATAATCTGTGCTGTCAAGTTCGAGAGTGTTGCCTCTGCTGAGTTCTTACCTACCTGAACAACATCGCGCACCCAAGCAGCCATAAGGTCTGCATCGTTGCCGAACTGTTCAAAAAGTTTCTCTTTGTACTCGCGTTGTCTTGCGTTTTCAGACCACTTGTAACCGATGAAGTCTGGAATTGTACCTGTGTATATTTCCAATCCCTCGTTGTTCATTTCTGGAGCATCACCAAGTGGGGCGCGAAGGTGCATCAAAGGAGCTGCCTCTGCCTTGCGAGACTTGATGCTGAATGAAGCCACGCCATCGTAGTCTGTAGGTGTAGGCATAGAAGCTTTACGACCTTGTGTGAGATACCATCCGTAGTTGGTATAGAGCAATCCCTTGGTGCTCAAAAATGTTCTCAGAAAGTTGATGTTATCCTTGGAAGAGAACAACTTGGCGTATCTCGAATTATTAAAATAAAATTGCGGCATATTCCTGAATACTTAAATTAATGATATGTTATCCTATTGTTATCCTATTGAAGTAGAGCGGTTAGAATCCAAACCATCCGTTCTCTGTTCTTGTGTTCATCGCAAGTACGGCTGGTGGAAGCTTGTTGCACTTAGCCAAGTTCAAGATTACTCTTGAATCCTTAATCAATGCTGGTGTGTAAGAGTACTGAGCACCCTCGCCATCCTCAACATTGGTTGACAAGTTAGGGTCATAGAAGAAGTCGTTATCGCGGTCGAAGTAAGCGTTAGGATTTGTAACCATTGCGGTTGTCCTAGCACCTGCCTTTGCTGCTTCAACGAGAATATCACCCTTCTTTGCGGTTACGCCAAAAGCTGTACCAATAGTTACGATAAATACGTTCGCACCACCTTCTGTGCCTTTGGTTACGCCTGTAACTGTAAGACCAGTGCCAGTACCTGTAAGAGTTGATGGAGCGACCATGATATTATCACCGATAAAAGGAACGTGATGATAGCCATCATCAACAAGATTGATTGTCAAGTCTTCTGCTGTGACATCCTTTGCCAACTCGTAATACTTCAAAATCTTAACGGTCTGACCGCCATTCTTGCCGTAAGTGTCTGGGTCATATTCACACAAATCACCTGCATAAGTCTTAGCGCGCCCCTTGAACGGATTTGTGATAACACCACCAAAAGGAGGGTAAACGAATGCATCCTTGTTGCCGCTTACGAGGTTAATGAAAACGCTTCTATGACCTCCAATCTTACCATGCGCTTGGATAAGTGTACGACCGCCAAAGTGACCGCCATATCCATGCTTCAAATAGAAATCATCTGCTGCTGCCATAATTTGTAAATTTGTTTAATCGTGAATGAATAATGTTATTCGCCAGCGTCAGGATTCACAATGTTCACAACATCCGAGAAATCATCAGCCTTGTCGTTATCACCACCGCCAGCACTACCTGGAGTGCTGTTGCTTGGTTTTGAATGAGAGAGATTGTAAAACTCCTCTGCATCCGTAAATTCCTGCTCGATGTCAGAATCCTTGGTAAGGTTCAACTTGTTCATGTACTTATCAATCCACTTGCTATCGTTGATACCTTTCTCCTTGAACTTGGCGAGAAGTTCACTACGCTTCTGTGATACAATCTTAGATGCTTCATACTCTGCATCCTTCTTCTCTAGAGCTTCCAAGCGTTCCAAAAGTTTCTTTTCAACATCCGAAGGATCTTTGTCATCGTCCTTTGGAGTTTGCTTGTTGTCGGGATGCTCATCGTTCCATTTCTTAATGAAGTCGGCATTGTCCTTCTCGTAGTTGCCGTTAAGGGAAACATACTGCGGCAAAATCTTCTTCACCAAATCATCTAACTCTGTATCTTCACCAACTAAGAGGTCAAAGTGGGAATCACTCAAACTCTTGATTGTCTTTTCACTGATGGAAAGGTGTTTTCCGTTTGCAGTGAGTTTTGCTTTTAGGGTGTCTAAAAGTTGTTGTTTTGTAAACTTCATATTACTAATTTTTAAAATTCTGCTGCAAAGATAATTAAATAATGTGGTGATATTCTGATTTTTTCAAACTCTATTTGTTACGTAACCAATATAGAATTAATTTCACTTTATTATATATTATAAATTAGGTATCTTTGCAGCATGAATACGAATAAAGATATTGAAATCAGACCACAAGAGGGATTCCAAATGTCCTTTGCAAGTAGCAACGTTGACGTTGTTTTTGGTGGCGGAAATCTCGGAGGAGGCAAATCGTATGGTCTTGTGCTTGCGATGGCAGAGCCGTTAATGACCGACCCAGATTTTCGTGCAATGATTTCACGCCGTTCACTTGGTAATCAAAAAGCAGGTGGAGGATTCGTAGAGAAGTTTAAACAGATATTCGGAGCTGATTTTGTAAAAGTCAGAGAGAGCGAGAATCCTCGCGTTACATTTCCGAATGGAACGTTTGTCGATTTGACGTATCTTGACGATTCCAATATGGATAAGTTGAGAGAGCGCGCGAAAGGATGGGAGTACGATTTGATTGCGATTGACGAGTTGACGGAGATGACTTGGGAAGTTTTCTCATACGTCATGACTCGAAACAGAGGTCAGAGCAAGACGTTTACAGGTAAGTTCTTTGCAACACTTAACCCGAAGCGTAGTCACTGGACGAGAATATTCCTTGATTGGTATATTGGTTCAGATGGTTTTATCATCCCAGAGCGTGATGGCGTAGTCAGATACTTCTATTGTGCAGGACCGACTGTTAAGGATGTTGTCTGGGGGATGTCTAAGCGAGAAGTCTATGAGAAATGTAAAATAGATATAGACAGAAAGCTTAAAACCATTGGCGGCAACTTTGGATATGAAGTAATGATTAAGAGCTTTGTTTTCTATCAAGGTAAACTTGGTTCAAACAAGAAGATGCTTGAAAACAACTCTGGCTATTTAGGTTCTGTAGCTGCATCGGGCGGCAGAATGGCACAAGCTCTTATGGAAGGTAACTTCAATGTTGACCCAGAAGAGGATGAGGATATACCGATTCCTAGCCAAGCGGCACGAGATTGCTTCGTAAAAGACCCAGCCGTAAATGGTGACAAATGGATAACAATCGACTTGGCAGATTTCGGAAAGGATAATACTCTGATGTTGTTGTGGAATGGATTCCATATTGTCAATTACGAAATCGTTATGCATTCAACACCGCGAATCAATGCTGAAAGAGCTAGGCTGTTTGCGGCTAACGAGGGAGTAGCAGAAAGTCATATTATCTATGACGCTACGGCAGGTAGGTATTTCAATGACTATATACCAGATGCTATCCCTTACATATCAGCAGCAAAGGCAATGGGAGTTTATTACTTGTCTGCTATGACAATAAAAGACCTATGTTACTTGCGGCTGAGCTACATGATTAAGCGAGGGCAGCTTACTTTCTCTGATAAGGTTGCAAATGCGGTTTATACGCATCAAAACCTCAAATACAGAGTTTCCATACAGAATGAGTTCATGGAAGAATGCGCGGTAGTTCGCTTTGATAAGATGCAGAGTGGTAAGAAGAAGTTACAGAGCAAGAAGGAAATGAACAGAAATCTTGGAAAAGACCGTTCTATGGACTTGCTCGACCCTTGCGCAATGAGAATGTACCCATGTTTGAATATGGAGTATGGTAGCGAGCTACAGGAGGGATTCAGACTTGCAGAACAAGAAGTTGAAGACAAAAATCCTAATGCTCAGAGCATTTATGATGATACGTTGTACTATTAATTTTAGAATATATGCTGAAGAAAGAAAATATAAAAATGATTCTTGAATCCGTGCGGATTGATTGGGATAAATGTGATGAGAAAGACATTGCGTTTGCTATCCTATGTGACGCATTGGAAGATAAGACTTTAGCGTATCGTCTTGCTTATCGTAAGAGTGAAAAGGATGCAGCGAAATTCTACGAAACTCCACGATTCAAGAAACTGCTAGATGTTCTAGAACCTTTCGGTATCGGCAATGTTAATAACAACGCTATTACCAAAGAAGAGAACAAAAACGAGCTTCTCAAAATGCTTGACAAGATAGACCAAGCTCTTAGTGATGGAAATCTTGAACCGAAAGATGCATTGAAGATGCAGACTGATATACGTGTAAAGCTGAATGACAAATTTGAAATGGAAGAGTCACAGAAGCAGAAACGAATCATCGTAGTACCAAGCAAGCATAATATTGTTTGCCCTACTACCAATAGAGAATGTAACTACTGGCCTTCAAGAAAGGCTTGTTGCAGACACTTCGGTTTGATTGACCCACAAGAGAATAACGATTCACAAAATAACAACGATGTTGAACCATCATTAAACGACAATAACGATGAGTAGAAAGAGACAAGATATAATTAATGATTTTTTGGAGAATCCACAGAAACTGCTTCTGAAAAAGCCGTTTTTAAGGGGTTCGCACTCTATTACCATCAATGACTCTTCTGATGGTTCTGATATTAAGACAAACTTCCGCAAAGAGGCACAGCTTCCGAATATCAGCAAGATAGTTGTTAGCCAAGAGCGTTTTGCGAAGGAGTTAGACCCTTATTCTCACAGGGTATTGTTTGATACGAACTTACCTTCTATATGCTGCAAGCTTGATGATGGCAGTTATTGCGAGATTGAGTTTAAGAAGTTTGGCATTCCTATGCAACAGCGCATTGTTGACAAGAAAGCTCTCTGTTTAGGTGGTAATAAACGTAACCATATCTTGCATGACAGCAATCCGACTGATAAGCTCAAAAAGAACTTTGCCGATTTCAAGTGGCATTGGAAAGAGACAAATCAGGATGGTATCGAAATGCAAGCTATACGTATTCAGCAGAGTTATGGTGATGTGGGCTTACTCGTTTACATGAATGAGGATAACGAAGTGAAAAGTAGGCTATTCTCGTATGAAGATGGCTATCAGATTATCACCCATAAAGACGATAACGGAGAACCGCTTCTTGATTGCGTGTATTATCGTACTGAGGACAATGTAAGACACATTGATGCATACGATAAGACATATCATTATCATTTCACAGATGTATTCGTTCAAGACGTTGATACAAACGAAGTACTGAAAGGATGGTGTTTGGAAAGCAAGGAAGTACATGGGTTCTCAGAGAGTCCACTTGTCACAAAGCGTGGTGATGTTGCTTGGAATAACGGTCAAGACCTTATCGAACTATTCGAGATTATCTATAATCTGTTTGCAGTCATTCAAAAACGTCACGGATGGGGAATCCTTTATATCAAGGGTAAGCTCAATGAAACCGCAAAAAAGATTGCTGGTTCTATCATACTGAATGATACAAGCATTGAAGGAAATGGCAGCGCAGAGTTTAAGACCCCACCTTCTCCGCAGAACATGATTGAGTTCATGCAATCAATCCTCGACCAATTGCAGATTGCTACAGGATGTACATTTATCTTGCCGAAGGATATTAAGTCTAGTGGCGATATAAGCGGATTGGCAATTCAAATGACACGTTCTTTGGATATTGAGGAAGCTAGTAATGCAGCTATTGAGTGGCAGAATTTCGTCAGCAAACATTCAAGACTGTTCAAGGAAGGATTGGCAAAGCAGTTGGTTGAAAGCGGCGAGAATCCTACTGCAATTACTGAGTTCAGACAGATGAGAATCAGTACATCATTTAAGCCTTGGCAGCCATTCGATGAAGGCGCATGGAATCAGATGCTTTGTACATTGAGCGGTGCAGGTTTGATTTCTACTAAGACAGGTGTTGAAAAGAATACTATTTCTGCACCTGACGAGGAAGTAAGATTGCAGACTCAGCAAGAAGAGGCAGATGAACGTGCCGAAAAACAAGCTGAGATTACCGCAAGGACAAAGAATACAGACAATAACAAAGAATAAATATGAAGGCAGAATCATTATACATACAGAAGTTGACTTACGATGAGAACACTGGTAATGAAATTATCGGTTTGTTCCCATCGGAAGCTAACCCTGCTATTGTATCATCATATACCTACGATGCAAAGCGTATGGGTGGTGCTCCTACCCTTACTGCTACAATATATTCTTCTGAACCTTTGCAATGGAAGAAGGAAGAGCTCGTAGAGTTCAATGGTGATAGATTCTTTGCATCATACACACCAAGCTCTACAAAGGATAATTCGTCTAGAATGTGGAAGAGTGAAATCACTTTCACATCCAGAAGAGAATTGCTTGATAACACTCTGTTCTTTGATGTTGTCGTTGATGATGTAGATACTCATAACAGAGACAGATACCGCTCGAATCAGACAAAGTTTACGTTTGGTGGAACTATCCATGAGTTTGTGGCTCGCATTAATAGCTCAATGGCATATTGCGGATTGTATCGTCCTACAGATGAATACAAAGGATATTACGTTGTTGTTGATGAAGGATATGGAACAGATGAAGTTAAGGAAGTGTCTTTTGAAGACCAATACTTGACTGATGTATTACAACTTATCAATACAACTTTTGAGCTTGATTATTATTGGGTTGGAAACGTTTGTCATGTCGGAAAGGTACAGCATGACTTAACCGATACACCTATTAGATATGGTAGTAGTGATGCTCTTATATCAGTATCAAAGGAGAATGCAAACTATAAGATAGTTGATATGATAACAGGTTACGGTTCGTCCGACAACCTGCCATATTACTATCCTAATGATGATGAGTTTGGTGAAGCAGTATTCAATACAGAGAATATCAGCAAGGATAAAGTCAGTGTCGATTTGTCAAAGTTCCTTAAAGGTTCAAAATATAATGACGTACTTGTACTGTACAAGAGTAAGTATGGACAAAAATATTCTGCAAGCATTGACTCTTCGTTGTTTGGTTTAACGAGAAATACAGAACCAGAAAACTTAACGCTAGCAGATAGCCAGACAAATCCTACTGTAACATGCTCATTTGGATTTAGCTTTTATGTTAAGTTAATCAAGGGTCAGATTCTTGACTTTACGAAGTTGTCTTTTAAATTTAGCATGCTTGATTCTCTTACACATAAAGATTATATTACAGAGATAACGGCTGCCTATAAGGATATATATCTTAGCAACGGAAACGATATTATCACCATAACAAAAAAAACTGTTTTTGGAGATAACTGCAAATATCCATGCGAGAATGATGGAGAGTACAAGCTCACAATTTGGGCAGAATTTTCATACAGATGTAGAGTGTTTAGAAATGGTAATGGTGTTACTGATTATTATGGCGCAAATAGTTGGAATGCATCATTTATTGGCAATATAGAATTGTTGTATGAGCCTACATCGGAATATGAATGGAAAAATGGAGACAAATACATACCTTATGATGAGTCTGGTATCAATATAAGAGAAATCAGCGGAGCAAATTGCATTGAATACGATTATCAATTCTTCAAAGATGATAATAGATACGGATTCAATAAGGTTTATAGTGGAACTGATGATAATGCAACAAAGGTAGTTGTTACTGATAGAGTATGGATAGCCCCATCATCGGTACTTATGCCTTCGATATACCGCAACACGAAAGGTGCAGAGCGTTTTTTCTACGCTTTGAATAACACCCATAAATTGCCTAGTGGCAGTGGATATTACGAGTTTGTAAACTTGTATAAGAAAGGAAATCCTCATCAAGGAACTGTTACTTTTGATGATATAAAGCCAACTATCAATGGAATTGTAAATGCAGAAGGACAGTTGTTTGGAGAGATTGCGGATGTTGCTTTTGATAAAGAAGATAGTGACGTAAAGGATAGCGATGGAAATTATATTCATAGCTATTTCTATATAAAGCTACATAAGTTTAATGGTGATTTTGGATTTGACTTATTTGCTCATGCATTAGCTAGCGAATCGGCAAAGATTAATCTCATCAAGAGTAATGGATGCCCTGCTTGTTCGTTTACCATTGACTGCTATTGGAATAGCACAAAAAATAAGTGCTATAACAATGTACTTACTGACGGAAATGGAAATTTGAGGTCAGATAGTGGAAAAATGAATAGCAAAGGTGATTATATCCTTAACAACACATACGTTGAGGATAACAAATCAAACCAAGATTCAACGAAAGAAGAGTTATGGATTGCGGTTCAGAAGGACACATCAACATTAGGTATCGTGATGCCAAACGCAAGTGCTGGATTTAAACCGCAAAAGGGAGATTTGTTTGTTATCACCGGCATTAAACCTCCAAAGGTTCTTGTAACGGCAGCAGAGAAACGACTCGATGATGCTCTTATCAAGCACATGAGTGAAAACAATACAGACCAATTTAACTACTCTGTTAAGTTTTCTCGCATATTCTTACAAGAGAATCATGACTTTGCAAGCAAGCTAAACGAGAATGCAAAGCTGTCAATACAAATACAAGGCGATTCTGATAACGATGGAAATCTTATTAGTCACGAAGTTTTCGTCAGCAACTACTCAGTAAAGGTTGATAACGATGAGCTGGCAGAAGTTGAAATTGAGCTTGTAAATTCGTTGGAAGTTACAAAGAGTGACACAAAGCAGATTATAGATGCAGTAAAAGGAGAAACGGTTAAATCGCTATCTGGTATGGTTGGCGGTAATAATACAAACAACTTTAATGCCAGTATAACCGATAAGATGTATCTATCTAAACTGACAGACGATATAGCTAACGGCACTATCACCTTTCAGAAGGTTCAGAAATTCGTGCAAGGATTGTTCCTTGGCAACGGAAACAACTATAGCATAGACGGCAACGGCAACGCTATCCTCTCTAGTGTCCTACTGAATCTCTTGAAGTCACTCGATTTCAACGAATCTGAGCAGAGAGGTTTCGCTATCAAGCAGAGAAGCGATGGTAAGTATCAGATGTTGCTTACGGATTTAATCGTGTGGGGTAAGGCTATCTTCAACACTCTTGTTATTCGGGAACTCAGCTACGTTGGAGGTAACATTGTCCTCTCCCCTGCTGCTGGCAAGATAAGCTACATCAAGGAAGTATATAGCGAGACAACGAATGAGCTGATTGGCTGGAAATGCTATCTCTTAGCCGATGATGGAACGACCGCAACAATCAATTCATTCAAGGTGGACGACCAAGTGCGCTGCAAGACGTTCAATATAGCATCGGGTGTATATGAGAATGTCAGCAATAAAGATTATTGGAGACTTGTCACAAATGTATCAACCGAGAACGAGGCAATTACCGATGATGAAGGTCACGAACTCTATGACGGCAAGAAGTTCGCTTGGATTCAGATAGCCAAAGACAACAGCATGGAAGGCTCGGATAACCCTGCCGCAGGTGATACAATCGTCCTCATGGGCAACAAGACCAATACAAGCCGCCAACATCTGCTGATGATGGAGACCGAAGGAGATTCCGCACCGAAGTTCACAATGTACAGAGGTATAAACTCATACTCCATCAAAGGTAAATCCATCTTCGATGTAGGATTCAACGGCATCAACATCGTGTCGAAATATTACCACTTGACGACCGTTGACGGCGAGAAGATTTGGACACCTATCTATCGTGGCGATTGGAAGGAAGGTACGGAATACGACTACTACGACCAAGTAAGTTGGCATGGCACGATGTGGCTATGTATCGTTTCAGACGGTCAGACCACAACGGAAGAACCTACTGCTGATTCCAGCTATTGGAAAGCTATGACAGAGATAATTCCTGTAGAGATTTATTTCGAGCATGACTTTCAGCAAGGATTTGCCTACGGCAGAGAAGGGGAAATCAGATGCAAGGTATATCGTGGTATCGAAGACTTGACATCATGCGTAAAGAAATGGAAAATCGAGCGTAAAAGCGATGATTCCGTTAGTGATTCCGCTTGGGAGTTGAGAGATAAGGTAAAGAACTTTAATGGTACGATTGCACTTATATGCTCGCAAGATGTTTCTGTTGATGATTTCGGCAAAGGAAGAAAGGTAATCTTCACTGTGACAGCTATAGGTGATGATAAGAAGCAGCTCGCACAAGAGAAACTTACTTTCACATAGTAACAATAATTTAAATGACAAGATTATGAAATATATCATTTGTGATAAAGTTGTAGCAAGCAACTATGGATTCGACCCCATCACGCACAGAGTGTTAGGGGCACTAATAATTCTGAACGAGAAAGAAGTAACTTTCTGCACAGCCATTGAAGGCAATAGTTTGGAAGAGAAAGCGGCAAACATCAAAGGTAATATCATGACCGAAGATGGAGTAAAGGATTTTATTAACAATTTATAAATAACACAATATGGGTGGTTTTGTAGCAAGAGGTTCGAATGTAATCTCACGTATCATCAATGGTGATACTCTTTATTTTTACTTGGAGCTAGGTGATAACCCTCTGTATCAGTCTATTGACCCAGACAACCCTAGCAATGTGTTCCCTAATTGGGAGACAAACGAAAGTAGCCAGCCAACTGTCAAGCCAGTTTGCTCCAGCGCAATGAATGGAGAGCTGAATCTTACAGAGCATAAGTGGTATTATAATGGCTCTCTTATCATCTTCGGAGCTGCTAATAATGGTTGGGCTACAGAGCAGACACTTGAACGATTCAAGTATAATGTCACTGACGGAACAATTAAGATTGTGAAGAACTTGGCGAGTGTAAACAACTTATCGAATGATACATTGAGATACGAGGGTGTAGCAGACCTTGATGGAGTTAACTATCCTCAGAAGAAGGCTATTGATATTCTCATTCAGCGTTCTTCCGCATCGGCATTCCAAGGATTCGTTGTTGCAAATCCAGGTCAGCTCAGTGAGAGCGTAACCGAGACAACGCTTGCAACAAAGTTGTCAAATGGCTCTTCTTGGATTGATGGCTATACTTGTAAGTGGTACAAGAATGGCGTGTATATGACTGGTAAGGATGGCAAGACATTGGCTGTAACACGTGCTGATATTGATAGCGAGGAGTTGTTCTTAGCAGAGTTCTATCAGGTAACAAATGGTGTTGTTGCTTCTAGCTCTTGTTCTACGGCAGCAATATCCATCTCTGATACGGGTGACATCTATAAGATTGTATATTCTATTTCTGGTTCTCTCGGAAGAACAGGAAATGTTACGGCTACTCCATCTATCATCAATAACAGGACGGCGGCAGCCCTCAATCTTGCGAATTACCAATGTACATGGAGTCACATCCTTTACAATCACGATTACACGAAGAAGTTACATACCTTTGATACAGAGAAAGCAGTGATAGAAGCTTCGTATTTCGAGGATAAAAAGGATGGGCATATCGAAGGAACTGCTTCTTGTACGGAGAAGTCTGCAACTGCTTCCGATACAGGCGGTGATACTAATATTAATTAGATAAGTCATGAGAAGTAAAGATAATTTTATACCAAGAAAGTATGAGCCACTTGATGTGAGCCAGAAGCTTACTTGTATTACAGATAATAGCCCTGCTACTCAGGTCTATAATACTGATACAGGTGAGTATGAGCCAAACCGAGAGATTACACCTACGGTGATTTATCCCGACATCACGGCTTGGGCATCAGACAACTCATGGGCTAACAAGCAATGCAACAGCATTCTTGACGAAATGGTGTGGAAGGTTAATGGTGTTGATATTACCACCATTGCGTCATGGAGAGGCAAGTATGAGATTCTGCAAGACGGAAGCATGAGAGGTGCTTTGAAAGTCAAGCGCAACCTTACACGTGAGGAAAAATGCTCATTGACTTTCTCGGCAGTCATTCCAGACCATCGTCTGCAAGCAAGATTGAAGGTCAATACCGAGGAATTGGTGCTGAGTACATACAACAAGACTGAAGATTCCTATGGTCTGTCGTTCGGTAATACTGATAAGATTTCATACAATCCATTCCTTGACAAGCTTGCTCTGTACGAATACAAGGTCGCACATGAATTGATTGCATTCAGCAATGATGAGCGAAATGCTTGTTATGATGGTAATCAGTACGAACGTTCCATTCCTCTTCACGTATTCAAGGGCACAAAAGAGGTAAAGACAGGATTCACTATCAAAGTATTCAAAGTAATAAGTGCCACTTCGCTTGTTGATGTATCTAGTGGATTCTCTGAGGTTATAGAAGTAACGACTAATGAAGTTAAGTTTGACCTAAGAGCAATCAATGCTGCTGATTACGTGATAAGAGTGCTTGTGAAGAACAATGTTGTGGCACAGAAACAGATTTCATTCAACCGAACTTATCAAGAGTATGTTGCGGAAGTCCTCAATCTGACAGCAATATATCACGATGATAAAACGAAATCTCACAAAGCTCTCATTCTTATTGATAAGAACGAGCTTGAATGCCCTGAATCTGTTCTTGATATTCGATGGTTTACCTTAGCTACAGATGTTAATAACAATGCTACTATAGAGAAGCATTGGAATGTAGGAAGTACAGTTCTGTACAACATCGAGGAAACAGGAGTTGGCGAAACAATTAATGATGGTATTCATGTCATGTATGATGCATCATTCAAGGGTGCGTTGCAAGATGCCACGGATAAGGATGGAAACGTATATACAAATTCCGATGGCGAAACTTATATGTTTAATTAATTTATAAATAGATAAAAGATTATTATTATGGCAGCAGATTTAGCAAAGGTTGGTGCGGTAAACTCAATACTTGCATCTAATTATGTTATGGTTGAGATAGGCGGTTCTATTAAAAGAATCTCCGTAAAGGACTTCATGAATGCTATTCAAGCAGGTTCGCTCAACCTCTCACAATACGCTTGGGGTGTTCCTATCTATCAGTCTCCATCATCTAAGACAAGCCCAGAATGGGGTCGTGTCGGCAACCTTGACATGTGGGCGCAGTACAAAGATATAACGGGTCGCTATCTCCTTACACAGGATGGTCGTTTGGCTAAGTTGTCTAAGACAAACAGTAACTATTTTGCTGATGGTACAACTGTTGATGAGACAAAGGGCAATATCATGTTCCACTCTCCTCGTCTGTACTATCTCGTAAAGACTGATGCGGTTACAGGTATTCCGTATTTGTGGTTATCATTACTCCCTATTGGCGGTCATTTCATCGAGTCACCTTGCTTTGGTGCTTACAAGGCAGATGTAATTTCCGATAAGTTGGTTTCTCGTAGCGGTCGTGTACCAAAGGGCGGTCTTACAATATCTCAGTTCTGGACTAAGGCTAGAGCGAATGGTAATGACTATGGTATTTCATGCTATGACCATCGCAGACTTATGATGATGCTTCAGTTATCTGAGTATGGTAACCCAAACTGCCAAACTAAGATTGGATATGGTGTCGGCGGTTCTACGAGTGGTGATTTCTGGGGTGCAGCTTCTAAGTTGAAGACAGGTGCAACGGCTACTCTCGGTGACTCTTGCGGAAGTATCGCTATTGATGCTCTCGCTGATGCTACTGCTAGCAAACCAGCAAGCGTAAACAGCAGCCGAGTATCATTGTTCGGTATCGAGGATGCTTGGAACTGGCAACATGAAATGACGCAAAATATTTACTTCGGTAAGAGCGAGAATACAGGACAGACAGGTAAGGAAGTATTCATCTATGAGGGCAACAGAATGCCTACAGATGCAGAGCTTACAACTAAACCTGCTGGTGATTATCGCAAGTTGGAGCGAATGGACGGAGAAGGATATGTAAGCAAGATGGCTCTTGGCGAGTACTTTGACCTTATCGCACAGAGCACAACAGGTGGCGGCTCAAACAACTATTGGTGCGATTACTTCTGGTGTAATTTAGCTACAGGACAGCTCTGTTTGTTCGGTGGGCTCGCTTATATCGGTTCGAATAGCGGTCTCGCTTGCGTCAATTCGCGCAGCGCTTTTTCGGCTGCGACTGCGTCCTTCGGGGCTCGTCTCGCTTATTACGGAAAAACGCAATACGTAAACGGAGCTGATATCTAAAAGGTCAGCGATACCCGAACATGGAGGGCTTGCCCCTCCATCGCACGCAAGACGGCATCCGTGGTATCAAAATAGTTAAATGTAATTTATTAATAGTTCAGGATTTTTGCAAGAAACAATTTCGTGACAATATAATAGGTGGCGAGGGGCAAAGCTCTGTTTGTTCGGTGGGAACGCTAATAACGGTTCGAATAGCGGTCTCGCTTTCGTCTCTTCGTGCCACGCTTTTTCGGCTGCGAATGCGTCCTTCGGGGCTCGTCTAACTTAATCATCGTGGACGTGGAACTGCTTCGTGTAGGCTAAGTCACCTCTACGAGTCCCTCAAACCTTGGTTGTAGAGTATATGAATACTGAATCAGCCAAAACATATCAGCGGAAAGGCTCTTATGAGCAAGCAAGGCTAAGTAGTCGTAAGACCAAAACCTTGGGCTAGGAAGATAAGCGATTTTTGAATTTATGACAAAGAAGGTAAGAAATCTGATAGATAAGGTAGCGTCAAGAGAAGTATTAAATCAAGCTGCTGATGATGCGCTTGATGCATTGGATGATAAAAATGTGTGGTATGCCAATGACTTTCGTGCTCACAGAGAAGAGAGCTTGGATGCTATACAGAACATGATAATTCTAGGTGAATATCCGACAAAGGAATATAAGCCTACGGAGATTGATTCAAAGGGAAAGAAGAGAGAAATATTTCCTCTGTACTTTGAACCTTGGAGTATTCTCTTTCATGCGATAAAGATTGTATTAGAACCTATCGTTGAGCGAGTGCTCATATATGATTCCAGTGCAGGCAGACCAAATAAAGGTCAGACCTTCGGTGCTATCAGAACCAAGCGAACGATTAGAAGATATAAGAAATTCAAATATATCGTTCAGTCGGATTTGCGCAAGTTCTATCCATCTATACCTCATGATGTGGTATTGCTCGTCTTAGGTCGTTTCATTAATGATGATTTGTTCTTGAAACTGATAGACAAGACAATTCTTGATTATGAATCAGATGTTGAGCCTTTGTTGGAGAAAGAGTATCAGCGTAAGATGCGCTATTGTAAATGGGCTAGCAAGAAGCCGAGAAACTATGTAGGCAGTAAACGTGGAATAACAATCGGTGGCTGCAATAGTCAGTTGATAGGCAATTTGGTATGGCACATGATTGACAGATACATGACGCAAACAGTGCATTCTAAGGGTTATCATAGACATTGTGACGATGTTTCCCAATTTGCTGAGACAAAAGAAAAAGCTACGTATCTTCTGAATAAATTAGACGAAAAATGTAATGAATATGGTTTGTGCATAAAGGCAAGTAGCTATATTGCACTACTGAAAGATGAAGAAAAAGGCATTGATGGAAGATGCTTGGATTTCGTAGGATATGCTTTTTCGAAGCATAATATGCGAGTAAGAAAGCGCACGAAAGTCAAGTGTGCAAAAGCATTCCACCGTGTCAAATCACGAAAGCGGAGACAGGAATTATATGGTGCTTATAATGGCATCATGAAGTGGGGAAAATGCAAGAATCTTTGGCATAAGATTTTAGTTGAGAATAATATGAGTTTTAAGGAGCATGGCATTACTACAGATATTGTCAGCACAGATAAAAATGGAAAGCGTATTTTCAATGTAGAGGAGGAAAAGATTGCTAATTTGGCACAAAGGCGCACAAATATAGTCATACATGACTTTGAAACCGATTGCTTTGTCAAGGGCAAGGGTGGTAGATGTTTTGTTCTATATCGTGACGCACGTGATGCTGATGAGGATTGTAATAAGAAGAAGTTCTGCACCACATCCGATTTGATAATCGGAAAACTGACGAAGGCAAGGGAAATGAACGTACTACCAGAAGAGACGTTCATTACACAAGTATTCAAGGCTGGTGGTCGGTACACTTATGATATAGAATAGATTTATTGTTGAATTTTAAAAATGTAATTTTATGAAGGTTAATCAGGTTTTGGAGAATGTACCATCTAATGGTATTATTGTTCGTGAGGAGGGTGATATTGTACGTGTGTTCTTTGATATTCAGAAGCAGAAAGCAGAGACATCAAAGGATGGCGAAGTGATTGTACCAGATGGTATGTGTACAATGGAGAATGTTGATGTATTTGGTACTCGCACCTATGATGGCATTGTCAATGCTATCGTATGCGACCACTACCCTGCTGATAAGATGCAGGCTATCATCAATAACCATCTGCTCGAAAGCGAGAGCAAGGAACATCAAGCAGAGTTTGCAGAAATGCAAGCATGGAGAGTGAAGGCTAAGCGTGTAGCCAAAGAGGTTGTATCAATGATTGTCTAATTTAAAGGGTGGGAAAATGACAAAAAAAGATTTTGTTGCGAGGGGTTCGGCTTGGATTCAGCGAGCACCAGAGGACGGCAAAGATGGTGTTGGCATTACCAGTGCTGACGTGGTATTTGCTCAATCTAAGAGCAACACGAATCCACCTTCTGACGCTGATGTGTGGAAAACCAATGTCAAAGAACTGCCATTGGTTGATGGCTATCTTTGGAGTGGAACTAAGATAGTCTATTCTAATTCTAACGGGAAAAGCGTTATCACAGGTAAGTATTGCATTGGCAGCACACGAGACTATACAGATATTGAGGAATTATATTACCTCTCTGATAGTGGTGACAAGATACCTACGAACGTAACGTTTCAGCCAAGCTTCAAGCCCGAAAAAGGCAAGTATCTGTGGACTTGCATCCGTTACCGATTCAAAGCTCCAAGCGGCTCGGCTGAAAATACGAATTGGGTATATTCTACCCCTACTTGTGCAGGATATTTCGGTGATGATGGTGTTAGCGTTCAATCATCTGATGTTGTGTTTGCTATTAGCGAAAGTAAAACTACCGCACCAACTACAGGTTGGATTACCAACTTCGGCGGACTTACGCTTGCTGAAGGAAAGTATGTGTGGACTTGCACAAAGACTACACTGACCGATGGCGATTCTTACTATACAGGCGCATACTGCCTTGGCGAGTGCTATGATTTTGCGCAGGTTGAAGAGCTGTATGCACTTGGCAGTAGTGCAACCAAATCGCCAGATATAGATTCTTCACTTGGTGTCAATATATGGCAATCGTCATATACGCCTAAGAAAGGTATGTATTTGTGGACTTGCGTCAGAGTTACCTATAATAGTAATACTCCACCCTATTATCTCAACAAAAAATGCGTTAGCTACTTCCCGACAGATGGAACTAACGGAACAAAGTTCACGCCGAAAGGAACTGCTTACGGTCATTATACAGCATCTAGCAAGATGCCCAAACCATCAGATGATGTATTAGGATTGCTCTATCTTGTTGATAAGGTGGATACCACCCTAAAACCAATTAATTCACCTTGCGTGGCTTGGTGGAGAAGCATTTCGGCTGGTTCGTATATACTTGCCTATGATGCTGCCGAAGAGGGTGATGCTTATAATGTTGATGGTACTTTGTGGGTGCATAACGGAACAGTATGGAAGGACTTTGGAAGCATTCAAGGTCCAAAGGGCGATGATGGCGAGGATGCGCTGAATATCGAGTTATCGACAGAAAAGATTCTGTTCGATTATTATGAAGGTAATTTCGACCCGCAAAATAAAGCTATCACGTTAGTTGTTAGGCAAGGTGGAAACGTTATCAAATCATCAGAATATAACGTAAAAATAGTATCTGCCCAGAACTTTGATATTAGAACAGGCAACAAGCTTACGATAGAAAAGCAAGATAGTTCTTGTACGTTGAATTGCTATGCAAACGGTGTAACTACTTATAGTTATACTTATGATGATGGAGCTTCTTACGTAAGTTATCCTGCAAGTAGTTGCTCTATCAAAATCTCTGTTGAATACAATGGAATCACTTATTTCAAGGAGATTTCAATAGAGGTGTCTTTCGTAAAGATGTATGGCGGATTAGCTTATGACACAGAATCACTATCATCTACATACGGAGAGCTTGTTGGCGAAGGTGGGCGATTGGAACAAATGGAGACAGTTATCGCTCAGAATGCAAGCGAAATAAAACTGACTGCAACAAAAACCGATGATTTAGAGAAGCAGTACTCTGAAATAAAGGTTCAATATAATACCATTAATATCAGCGTAGGAAATATCAATAATGGATTGGCTAGGACGGGAATCAATCTCACCGATGGTAGTATTACCATGACTGCCAACAAATTCAAACTCTATAATAACAACAAGGATGAGATATTTAGTGCAGACGAAAACGGAAATGGCATATTCAAAGGAAAAGTGACTGCTACAAGCGGTTATATCGGAGGGCTTGAAATATATAATGATTCATACGAGCTCGGTGGGAATACTTTCAAATACAAAGGACTTATATATGAGAATAAATTATATGAAGGATATATACCAAACCGCTCTGTGAACCTTAATGATAGATATATATATGTAGGATATGGAGATAGTGGTTTTGGTGGCTATTTCGTTGCTGGCAATACAATAAATTCTACAACTACAGTAGGTGGGCAGACAGAATTGTCTTTAGGTACATTTCTCGTTGTTGAATTGCATACGGATAATTCTAAAACGATGCAATCCGCCACGGCAGGAAGATTTACAGCGTCTAGCAATGAAAACGGGACAGCAAGAGCACTTGAACTTAACGCTTATGGTGGCAAAGAAAACTATGCGGTTGATGCTGGTAGTGGAGATATACGAGTACAGAATGGTGACTTTAGAGCTGAGAATGGTGCGTTTATCGGTGTGCATCGTGGCAATGTAACGAAGATTTTTGATGATTACACATTAAAAAAGACAGATAGCACCATCATCTGCAACAACACGACCAAAGATATATCCATCTATCTTCCTTCCGATGCCGTGGTAGGCACATTTTATAGAATCATCAAGAAGGGCAAAACAGTTACTCTGCAAAGTGCAAATAAGAATATCGGCGTAGTTAATAACATAGATTTGAAGTCTAGCGTATCGTCTGGTACTGCACGAGAATGGATAAATTGCTTATGGGATGGTGATTGTTGGAATGTAGAGATGAGTCGAAGTTAACGAATATGGCGGTTACTCTTAATTGGGTAGCCGCCAATTCTCCACTATTAACTTTCATATTGTTACTTTTTATAAAGTTTAACACAAAAATTGCCGAAAAAACATTATTTTTGTGAATAAAAGCGTAACTTTGCATCATTAAGACAATAAATTATAACGCTTATGAACAAAGAAGACGAGAGCGACCTACTAAGGTGGTTGCAAGACAAGGACATCAGCGAAGTAATGGACTTGCTGATGAGACATGGTAACAGATATTCAAGGAGGATTTTGAAGTTCTTCCGCTGGTTCTGCAAGTATGTTCCAATTATAATTATGTGCTTTCACGCATACGGAATGTGGGATTTTAGCCAGCATCCTCGTGAAATGTTCATAACAAACAATGAGAATTTTCCCTGCTATCTCTTCATTTACTTTATGGTGTATGTTCTGCCTATGGTTTTGATATTAGCAAGTAGATTCTTCTTTTTGTGTTGGAGATACCGCATTCCGTTTTTCTACTTTTTTGGAGTCAATGCGGCTCATATCGTAGAATGGAGTTGGTACACAACTCAAGATATGATTGATTCTTGCTTTACCGTAATGATAGTAACGGCAATATTTTATATATATGGATTCTTTGACATGTTTATCAGTCGAACCAAGTTAGGACGTAAAATCTGTGCATAATATGGGAAAGATATTGAATTATAAGATACTCGGCACGGCTTTGAAGTCGCTGAGTGATGCTTGTTTTAAGGCAGACGAGCAGCAGAGAAATGGTGAGAAGGTCACCGCTTGCGGAATGAGCGATGATGATTTGGATAGATTGTGCGACATCATACCCGATATGCTCAATCCGATGCTATCTACCGAGGAGGTCAAGGAGAAACTTCACGTTTCTGATGCAACATTGAACAGGATGGTAGCGAGGGGCGATATCCCCCATGGCGAATGCAAGAAACGAGGGCATACCCGATATTGGAAGAAGTGGGATATTCTGCACTTCATAAAGAGCAAGAGAAAATCATAACGTATTAAGCCCTATCGCAGCACGGATAAGCGAGTATATATGAGTATTAAGGACTTTATGTTTTTTGCCTTGATTATAGTAGCTATACTAGTAATCATCAACTGCACGTTCGTTGCTTATCTGTACCTTTCCTACGAATATAAGAAGGTTAATAAGTTCTTTCTATCTTGGGTAACGGTATCAACAATGATATTGATAATGTGGTTCGGAGTAGGATTGTATCTGTACTTTGAACATTTCTTATAAGTTAAAGAGAGGTAAGTGATTGCCTCCCTTTTTTTTGTTTCAGTTTGCGTGAGTGACTGTTGCAATTTTTGCAACTGTCACTCTGACTTCCCAGATTTCGTGGATTTAAAAATACAATATTTCGGAGAAATTATATACAATATTTCTTCAAAAATATATATTGGTTTAAAATGATATTACCCACTATCACCTTAAATCTCTGATTATCAACCACTAAAAGAAAGTGTGATAGAGTTATATTTGCTCTCCCCCATTCTTCGTACCTTTGCATCCGTAATCGATTACATAGTGTTAGTTAATATTAAGGATAACTTAAAAAGATTGTATCATGGAAATGACAGATGCAAAAGTAGTAGAGAAGAAAATCTACGAAGAGGGAAAGAAGCATGATGAGTATGCTTCTAAAGGTATCGCAGGCACAGGATTGGGTCTTGGTATAGCTGGTACTGCACTCGGTCTTGGTGCTTGGTTACTTGGCGGTAATCGCAGTGTATTTGGCTCACTCGGCAATGGAAACATGCCTGAGAATGTGAACATTAACGCTAACGGTTATGGTGCAAATGCGAATACCAACCAGCCAACCGCCTTGCAGGTAATGGAGAAGGAATGCGCTGATGAGGTGAAGTTGCTTACCGATATGTTCGGTTTGAAGCTCGACACCGCTAACAAGTTCTACGCTATGCGTGAAACTGACATCGCAGAGAAGTTCTCTATGTATAAGGGTGCTACAGATGCTATTAACGCCGAGAACCGCCGTGCAATGGAGGCAGAGTTCGGTCTTTACAAGTCTCAGATTGATGCGGACTTCGGTCTGTACAAGAATCAGAGAGACCAGTACGATGCGTTACAGGCTAAGTATTGCGACCTCGACAAGAAGGTAGCCGTTATGGAAGCCCTCACTCCTTACAAGGAGAAACTGATGATGGCTTATGTTAACGAGAAGTGCTGCCGCAAGATTGATGGTGTCCTCGGACTCCAGAGCACTCCTACTGTTACAGTTCTCCCATCTGCAAGCATTTGCGGATGTGCCGCAGCTTCAACTCCCACTACAGGAGCGTAACAGAGCGGTAAGGAAGTCGGTTAGACGGACTAAGAAGAAATGAGTTGGTGAGGGGTGTTTGCCCTCGTGGTGGATGCCCTCTCACCTCTCTATAATATATCACCAACTTAAAGATATAGATTATGATGAATTTCGGGAACAGCCCATTATTGGATATGGGTACAAGTCAGCAACAGCCGCCAACGATGGATGCCGAACTACAGAAGATGTATGAGGCAATACAGCAGAAGCGAGCATCTATCAACATGCAAGCGCAGCAATCCGCCACCCCACTTTGGGATGAAATTGACAAGATAGAAGACAATCTTACAGGCGCACAACGTCAGTACTTGATGCAGAATCAAGAATACGTTAATAGCTTGCAGTATGTGTCTAAGCTCGTACAAGACGAGGAATTGCGCATTATACGCCCTCGTATCGAAAGCACTCAGCAAGGACAGGAGGCATTGAAGAAGCACTTATCTTTGATGCAAAGACTAAGAAAAGAAGTAGCGCAAGCAGAGGAACATAAATCTGCTATGCTCAACGATTATATGACTAATCATAGCGATAAGACTTGGCAAGAATACCTTGTATGGTACAACAAAACAAAGAAAGGAGAAACTAAGAAATGAACGTAACAGAACTTAAAGAGAAACTGCTTACATCGCTTGACTTGTGGGCAGATGCTAGAATAAGTGATATGGTGAAGGAGAACCCTGCATTGGCTATCCCTTCCGTGTATATGAAGCGAGCATCGCACAACATCATCGCCAAACACAAGGATAGTTGGGGCAAGAGCATTGACAACGCTACCCTATTCATCGCCGATGAAGACGGAAACATTGATGCTGATACCATATTCTCAGACCTCATGCAGATGTTGGAGAATATAAGCAACTATGAGTTTGATTTCGGATTTATCAAAGGTAGAATTGATGGTGGTGCTTTGGTTGTTGATTTACCCGACAACATCATAACGACTATCCTCTTTGGCAGTAAGAAGAGTATCAGCTTTACAAAGGATGATTTTGAAGAGTTGAGAAGTCTGATAACAACAGAATAATAATCATAAAAATAAAATAATATGGAAGCAAAAGAGATTATGAATAAGTTTGATGAGCTGTATGGAATGATGGCTTCATCAACAAACGTAAAGTACATGCACGTATTCGGTAACACGATGCGCTGCATGATGAATGATATGGCAGCAAAGCACCCAGAGCTTGCGCAAGAGTATCTTGATAAGCTTTGCGCTATCAAGTGGAAGAACTATCTCACCAAGAAGGAGGCTTCTGAGATTGTGAACGGAATGAACCCTTCTGCGACTTGGGATATGCAGACGTGGCTCAATGCTATGACCGGTCTCGGACTTGCGACAGAGGAGAAGCCTTACTACAACGATTATGCTTTGTACGTTGCAATGAATCAGGTCGTAAGCGACCATGGATGTACCATCGCAAAGATACTCGGCAAGGAAGACGTGAAGGATATTGGTACAGAGCATCTGGTTAAGTATGCCAACCACCTTGCACTCGATTTGTTGAAAGACAAGGATGGTGTGTACAACATCAGAGAGTATTTCTCAAAGTAACATTAAAAACATACGGTCATGAAAAAGGTATTCGAAGACATTATAGCTAGCAATGACATGCAGTCTATCAAGAACTGTGTTACGATCATGGCAGATTGTTGCGAAGTTGGAATGAATGACAGCGTAATGCTCGATATGATAAAGCAAATCAATGGAGAGATTGGTGCGTGTCATTATGACGAAGAAATGGCAGATATGCACCTTTGTCTCATAGAGCAGCTTCACACTAAAGACGTTGCCAAAGACTATTGGCACGAAGCCAAGAACGACAACATTACCATTAATGATTGGTGCGTTTTGTGGGGTGAAATGGTAAAACGCAACGCCGGAAAGATTAAGAAGTGGTTCCCGAAAATCAACACGCTTGATTTCGAGAGAAAGATTTTCGACGAATGCGTTTCTTTCCTGGAGAACGGAGGACTGCCGTATTATGATCTGAATATCTGATTTTTTTCGTTATTCTGAATGAAGTCTCGTTTTTTTTTGCTATCTTTGCAGAAAGAAACCGAGACTTTATATTTATGTATTATTCAGGATAACAGATTATGACAGATTTATTAGATTCTTCACAGATTCGGCAGATAGGTGTTACTATATTTTCAGCTATACTTGCTTTTGCAACGCCAACGGAAGGATTCGTTTTGGCGTTGGTTATCGCCTTTGGCTTCAATATCTTCTGCGGTATGCGAGCTGACGGCGTAAGTGTTGTACGATGCAAGAACTTTTCTGCATCGAAGTTCAAGAACGCCATTTTGGAAATGTTTCTATACCTGACCATTGATTACGTCATATACAGCATCATAGTCTGTTGTAACGACGGAAACGAGGCTTTGTTTGTAATCAAGATGCTTACGTATATATTCTGCTATGTGTATATATGCAATTCGTTTAAAAATCTCATTAAGGCGTACCCTAAGAATGTTTCATTCAGAGTTATTTATTACATTTTGAGGTTTGAGTTTGCGAAGGCATTGCCGAGTTATTGGAAACCGATATTGGAGAGATTGAATCAGGAGTTTGATAAAAAAGAGGAGGAAAACAAAAATGGAAGTACTAATTGATAGGGCTTGGAAAAAGGATGGCTATACTATTAGCCGTCTGTACGTGAATGGCAAATTGTTCGGATGCAATACTCTTGAAGATACAGACAGAGGATTGAACCAAAGTATGGATTTGGATGAAGTCAAGAAGAAGAAGATGTATGGGCAGACTGCAATACCAAGCGGCAGTTATGAATGCGTATATACCTACTCTAACAGATTCAAGAAGATGTTGCCATTGCTTCTGAATGTCAAAGGATTTGAAGGAATACGCATACATAGCGGTAACTCTGCAAAAGATACTGAGGGGTGTATTCTTATCGGTAAAAACGATAAGAAAGGATGGGTTAGCGATTCTCGATTTTGGACAAGCAAGCTCATTCAGACCATGAAGACAGCTTGGAATAAAAAGGAAAAAGTAACGATTGTAATTCAGTAGCTTATGAGATTAATTGATAAGATAGCAAAAGTGATAACCATCATTGCAGTAGCAATGCTGATTCTATCAATGTTCTGTAGATGTACTACTACAAAGTACGTTCCTATTACAGAATACAGAGATAGAGTCGTAGTGAAGACGGATTCTTTCTTGAAGACTGATTCCGTCTATGTGCATGATAGCGTATCTGTTTATATTAGAGGCGATACAGTCTTCAAGGACAAGTACCATCTTCAATATAAAGACAGATATATTGTAAGAAACAAATCAGACACATTGATTGTGCGAGATTCAATCCCATATAAAGTTGAGGTTGATAAGCAACTATCAAAGACCGATAAAGCTTTCTTGAATATAGGTAAGATAGCATCAGTTTGTCTTTTTATAGGCATTCTCGCATTTTTAGGTTGGATATACTGGAAGTTAAAGCTACATAAACGTTCTTAGTTTTTTCTCATTTTAACTTAATGGATTTTGTTTATATTTATTATTTGGTTTAAAACAAAAAAAAGAGGCGACCGTCCGTGATGGATAGTCGCCTCTTGGCATTTGGGTATCAATCTTCTTCAGCTTGCAGAAACTTGATGCTATACTCCGTTTCATAGTGTTTCTTCTGCTCGTCGGTCAGCAATCTTGTTTCGCTGTCGAAGAACAAAGTGAGCAGCTCTCCGTAATCCTTGTCGTAAAAGTAGTTGTACTTGCGGCAGAGATAGTTCCTTGCGTTCATGCACTTGTCCGGAACTGTCTTGAACTTTCGCTTTGTCTTCTGTTGCAAACCGCTAGCAGCTCTCAGTTTCTCGACGGCAAGAACCTTTCTCAGCGTTTCCTGTCTCTTTCTGTTAGCGTCATCGGTGCGGGTACGGGCAGCACTCTCCTTCTGTATTCGTTTCGTAGTCTCATCTGTATGCTTGACCCCCAGTCTCTTTGCCAGTTCGTTGACCGAAGCTTTTGTTATACCAAGCCTCTTTCCTACCTCTGTGGCCGAATGAGTCGGATAGAGTTCACGGATAACCTGATTCCTCTCCTCCTTCGCCTCATTCTTTCTTTGAATAAAGGAATCCCCGTGTAGCTTATGTAGCCACCAGTAGATTGTCTGTACGGTGCATCCGAATGACTTCGCCAATCTGCTTGGCGACTCACACGGATGCTCCTTTATGTAATTTTTTTGTTCGTCTGTGAGTACGTTCATAGGCTACTTTTTATCAGAAGAGCCGTAGCCGTTATCGCCACGCTCTGTTTTGTTTAATTCATCCGTCTTTATAAACATGATGTTGTCACTTGTTTCTAGGTGGAATTGCACGATTTTATCACCAACCTTGTATCGCGGCATATTTGGCATGACGTGATAGAATACGGCAGAAATCTCGCCAGTATAGGAGTCGTCGATAGTGCCTTCACAGTTACTGAGAATCATACCTGTCTTCCATATAGAAGAGCGACAACGAAACGTAAAGCATCTTGAAATATCGACAGGCTTGTTACGATTTTCAATCTGTAACGCAAATCCGAGACCGTATTTCCACACGTTAGGTGCAATCTCTTTCTCTGATACTGCATAGCAGTCATAACAGAAATCATCATCATGCGCCTTGGATGGCATAACTGCGTTCTCGTTTGTCTTTTTAAACAAGACTGGCACGCCAACAACCTCGGTGAATCTATCAATCTCCACGCCATCATCGTTCACCTTTCCGTAGAACATAACAGCAGGACGAGTCCAAACCTTGAGCTCCCCATAGAGAGCCTGATAAACAACTTCTTTCTCCTGAGTTTCACTGTTAGTGACCTCAGTAATAAATCTGTAATAACCTCCTTTGAAATGTCTGTAAATCTTTTCCATTTTAATATTTAAAGTTTAAAATTCATGTTCATCACATACTTGGTCGCAAGATGATTCGTGTTCGTTATTTCTGCACCATCCTACGCCGTAAACGTCTTCGTTGTCAAACCAATGGCAGTTACCGCAACATTTTTCTTCATTCATACGCTGTACCGTTTTAATCTTTCTACACTACGACGAAGGTCTCTCGGACGGAACGGATTCTTTTTATTAAACTTTGCCGCTTCGTTTCTATACCTACGAGCATTCCAACGTTCAGCTAAAATCATCGCCTTTGTGATGCGGTGGTCTAAAACAAAGCCGTGACCCCAACCATAAATTTCCATTCTAGTTCTCCAATACAAGTTAGTCCAAGGAATATTTGTTCTAGCTTGCTTCATTATCTTCTTAGCTAATCTAATCTTCATCCTTACACCTCCTCCCAGTCTAATGCAAGTATATCCTCTGAGAGCATTCTTTCTTCCTTGAATATATGATGCCCATAATGATAGAATATTCCTTCATCGTCAATACCAAACGGATAAAGCCCATTTTCTCGCTTTACGAGCTTTCCTTTTCTCATACGCTTTAAAGCCTCTGAGAAATCAAATGTTTCCTTCTTCATTTCTTCTTTCTTTTAATCTTCATACGCTACTTCTCTTTATCGAATTTGTTGCCAACTCTTTCTATTTTACCAATTTCCGGAACATCTGAAAGCCAATAAAGAGGTTCATTCTCGCTGGCTGCTACCATAAAAGCATAGTCCTCTTCTGACCAAAGCACTTCGGCTGTAGGCTTATGCCCTACGAAATGTATTAGGTCGTGCTCCCAAATTTCATTGCCCTCACAATCTTTCATACCTGTGAACTGACAGACTGTAGAAGGGTTAATTAGATGCACTCCACTATAATAATCTACTCCGTTTTCTCTTGTAAACCCAAATATATTCAAACCTCCATCTAAAGAATGAGCCAAATCTCCCTTAACCCATTCCCCGTTATCAAGACGTTTAGCCTTGAACTTTATATTTCCTACTTTCATAAGCTATAATTCTTTTTTTTCCATTTCAATACGCATCAGGAAATTGTCAGCAAAGTTTTCAAAATCAAACTTGCCATCTATTGTTCCATGAAAGCGATACTTAGTGAAGCACTTTTTGCACTCACAGACCATCATGTAGCCGTAAGGAGTATCACACCATCCGATAATATTTCTAGCGTGGTAACTACAGCTTTTATTATCACACTCCTCATTAGGACAATTAAGTCCCTCACTATACTCTATAGACTCCCAATTACTAATCTTCATCGGGAGCATTTCTTCCATTATACTTTTATCTGCCATAACTATTCCTCCACTTTTACACCGAAAGGAATACCATCAGCAAAGGTATAATCTTTCATAAGACTATAAAAGGACCAGCCGCTATTTCCACTTAATGACATATAATCGCCGTTATCTACAGCAGTAATTAAGACATAATATCCATCTTTTTTGTCTTTCACCCACCCAAACGGCTGATGCTTCTTCATCTCAGTCCAACATTCTTCTACATTGGCAAAAGGGCGGTACTTTGCTTTCGCCTTACTATCTGTCTTGATGCGATACTCAATATTGCCCCAATATGCAATATCTTTTATTTCCGTCCAATCATTCAAATCTCGCCAGCTTTTGCTTAATGCACTTGGTTTGGTTCTACACTCAATTACCTTTCCTTCAGCATAAGCTTGCAGAATAGGATAAAATTCTTTAGCTTGATTTCTGTCCATAATCAATCCTCCAATTTTATATTATGTTTATCTGCGAAACTATCTTCTGCCTCCTCACAAAAAATACCTTCGCAAAGTGATTCTGGGAGTGCTCTGCTAGTATAATACTCTCGGCAGAATAACTCACAGATTTCTTTTTCGTAATTATTTCTTAACTCTTCTCTAGTCATTATTCATCCTCCTTTCTGACTAAATAGTCATACATAGGTTTGCGGTTTCTACGATATTTATTACATATCTTTTCTGCCTCTTCCTCTGTATCGCAAGTTGCAATAACTCCATCGGGATATGTATCCCAATATCTAACTACCTTAAATTTTGTCATACTTCTAATTCTTTTAAAATCTTTTTTACCAAGTGATAATTATCACCATCCCAACCTTCATCAAATGCTTCGCCATTATCGGACA